TCATTTCTTGTTTTTAATTAGTTTTCTCACTGTTTCGAGCGTTCCATTTAAATTGAGAAGTGATGTGTCTACGTTCTTACTTACACTGTCCTGTTTTGCCTGGATCGTAACCATTTGTTTAGGAAGTTCCCGCTGCACACTCCGTTCTACCGCTGCATTGATCTTGTCATTCAGCTTTGTGATATCCTCCTGCCATCTTACATCTTTGTTTGCAGCGATATTAAATTGCCAGATATTCATCAGAACTGAAACAACCAAAAGCGCACCGTAAGGATTCTTTATAGTTGCGGCATAGAGCTTATCAAACATTCGTTCAATCCAAGCGGCCTTCCTATCAACCATGTCTTGTTTGGGAGTTTGGTTTTCTTCCATTTTATAACCCCACTGATTTAATCCATGACTTTACGTCAAATGATGGGCATGCTTTCATCCATTCATTAGGCTGCAAAATACCGTCATGGTTTTTATCTGGGGAGAAATCCCTGTGCCCTACTATCTTTGCATTCGGAGCGTACGGCTTTAATTTTTTAATAATAGCGATCTGGGTAGCTATTTGGGCCTCTGTACGGTTATCCACCGACTTTCCTACAACATTAATAACCTTCCCCGATTTATTGATTGACTGTAACACCTCAACACCTCCGATATAACTTATATGTATGCTATGCGCGTTGTTTCCGGCTACGCCGTTTGTCGGACTTTCTATTGGGTGAATCTTCTCGTAACTACCATCTGCATTTATCAGATAATGGTAACCAGGTTTAGACCAACCAAGTTCATTTTTCCAATAACGTTTTATTGTGTCAATCGTCTGATTTTGTGGTCCTGCGGTACAATGCAGTACGATGTAATCAATTCTCCTCATATCTCCCTACCCACCCTAGTGGTGTTATACAAATTTACCCCATACCAGTACTCGGCTATGGTTTAAGACCTTATCAACAGGAGATTATAAAGGAAAAGACTAGGAAAGGACTAGTAACTATTTACTATCGCTTACGTCTCAATATTATATTTATATTTACGCATGAAATATCTATTTTACTTCTCTCTATTACTTTTTATGTCTTGTACTGGCTGTAAAAAGGAATATAAATACCCTGAATTAACTTTAATAGGCACCTGGTATTCAAGTAGCCCTGAATTACAATTCCCGATCGCAAATACTAAAGGAGAAGGAAAATACATTCAGTTTCTCGAGTATTCAAAGGAGGATATAAAATATCTTAAGGTAAGCTATAAAACTGGTGAAGAAGCCTTTGAAGATGTTTATATAGTTAAGTGGATTGGTAAAAATGAAATGATGCTTATTGACACAAAGGATCCTGAAAAGAAAGACATCCCATTTGTAAGAATGAAATAATGAAAAAAATTCTGTTAGTAGTTGCTTTATTTTTATGCATTGGATGTGGAAAAGAGAATACTAATCCAGTTTTTAACGACTTCCCATTGATCGGAACTTGGATTTCTAGAGATGGACGAATGTGGCTAACCATTGAAAATGTTAAAAATGAAGGTGACTCTGAAAAGTATTACGAGTACATGGAGAACGGCCGAAGAATGTTAAGAAGGACTTACCAAAATATGCCAGAAACCTATCAAATTTTGTTCATTGATGGTACTGAACTGAGGCTGGGTAATCTATACGGCCAAACTTTATATTTCTTAAGAGGAAGTAAATAAGCCCCTTTTTATCGGGGCTTTCTAATTTCTAATCTACTATTACCGGTTTTGTGATATCTTCGATCTCCAAATTGATCGCTCTAATCACATCTTCATTGTATGGAGTATTATTGAAGTTGATATTAATTATACTTCCGTTTACTGAGTAGTTTAAATGGCCATTACCTATCGCTCCTGAGATATTAACCACAGTTACATTCTCACCAACCTTCGCTTCATAATTAAACGTGAAGGTATTTTCACCCACCTTTAACGTTGCTACTTTCTTTTGTAGTTCTGAAACTACCACTCTTTTTGCTGCTGTTGCCATTTTATTCTGATTTTAATTTGTTTGTTAATTCGTTTAATCTCGTTTCGAGATACATTTTTGTTGCTTTATGAACTGGATAGCCCAGTAGCCTAACATTATCAAATACATTGATCAGTAGCGACAATTCTTCAGGATCAAGAATCAAATCAGCCTGTTTTTTTTGAGAATGAAAGATCTTTGTAGCCAACTCTGCAATGTCTATAGTTGGCGCCGTCGTGTACGCTTTGTTTGCAAAGTCCTTAATAAATTGTTCTGGAAGGCTAAAAGTATTTCCTTCTAAGTCTGAGTAAGTAACTTCGTTGAAGTCTATTTTTGTTGTTTTCATAATTTTATTTGTTTTAGTATCTCACTATTCTACCAAAATGACCGCCAGCAATCACGACGCGAAGAGTATGTGTGTTATTTACGTTAACACCTATGTCGTTAACATGTGGAATGTTTTGAAAGTTGTAATTACCTCCGGTAGCATATATATTACTGTCTAAAATAACACTACCAACCACTGTAACTGCTTTTGAAAAAAAAGCATCTCCTTCACAAATAAATGCGTTTGATCCAGAAGGAGCCCAACAATACAAAGCCACGTCATTTATACTCGACACTGTCTTAAGCTTAAAAGCCGCAACCGCATTGTAACTACCATATCCTGTTGGTAGACTGTTGCCGTTTGACATAATAAATACACCTGATGAATTAATCATACTGTATTCCCCAGCTGCCTGAGCCGAATTTCTCATGTAAAGTCTAGGCGATGAGCCTGACTGAAGCTCGATATAGTTACCTGGATCTGTTCCCGAATAAAGGGTTGTTGCGCCAATTGTCCATCCGCCTATTGTACCCTGGGTAGCAGCCAATGTTTTTGCAACAATATCCAAGGCTTCCAAATACTCAATATTCGCCACATTCGCCTTCAAGTAAGCTATATCCGCATTGAACGTCACAAAATTACCTCCGTCAACAATTGTCACACCCTGCGAACCAGCAATGTTAATATCACGGTAAGCCATGGTTTTTAGCTGAGCCGTCAAAGCTGACTGAGCTGCTGCCGCTGTAGCTTCTGCCGCTGCTTTGGCCGCATTCGCCTTATTCAAAGCATCAGCAGCAGCATTAATCTCTGCCTGAGTGGCCGCACTATTGGCAACCGTTGACGCGTAAGTTTGTGCAGCAGCCAGTGAATTACTATAAGCCGCATTAGCTTTATTCTGTGCATCAGTACTGGCTACACTTATTGCAGCCGCCTGAGCGATATCAGCTTTGGATTGGGCAATTACTTCAGCTGTTGCGTTGGCTGAGGCGATGGCGGCTGATTGGGCTGCGTTGGCTTTATTGGTAGCGTCAGACGCAGCCGCCGCCTCAGCAGCTACTCGAGCAGCATTAGCCTTAGCTGTCGCGTCACTATAAGCAAGTGCCAATTTAGCTTCAGCATCAGCTATAGCTCGTGCTTCTTCAGCATCAACTATTCCATCAGCATAGGCTTTGGTTTGCACCTCCTTCAAATAATCCTGAGCATCAGCGTAGGCCTTTGCAGCATCCCTTGCAGCATCAGCGGTTTGTTGTGCTGCTAATTGTAAATCTTCTGGGGCAGCAGTCCAATCGGTTGCTTTGTTGCCTTTTTCAAGTTTTATTTTATCAATTCTGGAATTTACTACAACGGAACTATCTACAGCAAATATCGAGATATGCGGAGCGCCTAAACTGTTTTCAGTGCCTGTAAAAGTTCTACTATAAACTCCATCCGATATTTGGTTTAATGTAGCCAATCCAACGCTACCGTTCTCGTTCCACGCTCCAAAATAAGCTTTGCCAGCGCCTAAACTGCCCCATATAGTTATCGTATACACCTGTCCTGAAACCATCCGTTCAGAATAAGTGTAGTTAGCTATGTTGTAATTGTCATTCTCAACCGATACACCACTATCTCGAAGAAAGTTCCTTCCCCCAATAACCAAATTATCAACAGCAGTATCATCAGTATACTTAACAGCTTTTACCCAATCGCTAGCTACATAAACGCCAGTTGCCCGGGCCACTGCACACCTCATTAAATCTCCTGAAGCACCCTGTGTCCAAAGATCGCCAACATCGTAAGGGGTTACTGGCGTAGCGGTGAACACTCTACGCTTACCATCAGCTGTATCTTGTGCCTCTTGCGCTTTAGCCAGTGCCAGCGTAATATCAGTATCGGTAATCTTTACCCAGCCATAAGCGCCTGCTAATTGAAACCTGTAAGCGTAACCTGTTAAGGTATCATAAAACAAATCACCTAGGTGCTGATTTTTCTCATCGGTAGTCAGCCACCCATTTGCCGGGACATTAGCCAACGTTGGCTCGTAACCATAAAACCACGTAGTTATTGACCCGTCGATCTGGTTCTGCAAATCAGCCGCAATTGCATCGACAAAGCCCTCTGTAGCATAAATTGATAGGTCAGGTTTATCTGCAATATTATCATACCCATTTGACCCACTGGCGAAAGCTATCTTTCCGAATATCGTACTGTTATCCAAGTCAAAGCCAGTAAGTCCATCCCTTGATATGATCTTACCGATTTTTAACCTCGCTGGGTTTATATCAGCCAGACCATTTGTGAAGTCTGAATTTCTCCACCCATCAACCACGGGGTAAATTACACCAGCCAAAAACATCCAGAACCCCGGAACATCTTCCGGTTTGATCTTATCTGTTGTAATCACAAATGAACCTACCTGAGAGGTCTTACTACATTTGCAGTAAACGTAATATAATGATGCAGGTACCAACCCAGATTGCACAATGGGAGTTATGGTCCATTCGGCTAAATTGCCGGGATTTGATATTTCAAAGTGGATAAGACTTCCCCCGGAAATTGAAACAGCATTTGCATTAGCATTATAGTTATCCGTAATGTATACATTTGCCAGTTTGAAGTTCTGTGACCTTGTACCGATAATAGCAAGCATCGTGGTTAATACTCCGACGTTTAATTTATCAGAATCAAACTTGCCATCAGTATCAAAAATACTCGATTCCAATGCACGTAAATTCTGCACACCGCGTTTAGCCAGCTCAACAGATCTTCTGTCAATGGTTTGCACATCCTTACGCGTTTGTAGGACATCGGCAAATAATTTAACTACCCTGTCGTACCTAATTTCATTCCCAACAACTGCGGTTACATCGAACTCATTAACCAGTGGATAGCTAATCTCAGTGAAGCGTAAGATCTCATTAACATCAATCTCACTTTCAATAACAGTACCGCGATCACCAACTTTCAATACTATATTATTGTCGCGCAAATGCTTTTCATCAGGCTTGGCGCCATACAGCAATCGAGCCGACTTGTTATCATCCAGGTATTGCAACGTAGCATTACGCAATTCAAGTTCAGCAGCTGCCACATACGCAGCAGGCATCTTCATTTCAAGCAAAGTGAACTTATCGCCTATTACCGGAAGATTCAAGTCATTTGGCAATACATAGCCAATTGTATCTGCCACCGGAATCAACTCAATTTCCTTAGTTGCCGCATTATATGAAGCAATCTCAAACTCAGCGCCTGTTAATGCTCCGGTCCTGAAAGAAACTTTAGCTTTTACGCCCTCCTGAAGATGGGCATTGATATCGAAGTCTATCGCGTTGTCTGTGATGACCACATCAGTGATCACTCCCTCAGTATCCCGATTAACCACAACCCCGCTTACTACACCATTGAAACGAGGGTAGATCTCCTCATTGGTGTATCGCCCTTCACGAACTCGCTCGGTACCGGCTGTTACTCCCGGAGTTTCAACATACCTACCTTCAAAGATTAATGAACGCTCAACTCCACCTCTATAACTAGCTTCGATATTACGAGAACCTCCGACACCAAAAACGCGGGTTACTACAGACTTCGAAGAATCCTGTGATCGTTTGATCTGGTGTAATCCTTTACCCCGGCCAACTTCAAAGGTTAGTCCTGTATCTACACCAATAGTCGAAACCATCCTAATGGTCCGGCCAGTAAACGACCATTCCAATTTGAAAGCAGCTGCAATCTCATCCAAAGCAGCCCGAACATAAGTCCAATTGTAATTGATCAGCTCTCCTTCAGTAGAAGCAACCTCACCAACAGTCCAACCAGTATCATTACGGTTAGCACTAGCAAAGATCATATTCAAGTGATCCAATGCAGATCCATATAATGGAAATTCCTTTTGCTGCATGCTATTAATTACATACTTATCGAGCAGCAAATAAAACTCTGCTTCAAACGTGATGTTATACTTTTTCTGCAACGCGGATCCATCCTTGTCAAACTCCGGAAGCGTGTTGATAATGTAATTTTCGCCTTTATGGATAATATAGTCACCTTCCTGCAATGGCAATGCATTAACCGCTGATACTGGACACGTGATCAACCTGGCGCTCTGTAATTTCTCATTGAATACAGTACCCTCATCAATATCAAACGTTGATATTACTTCTCCCTCTCTTAAAACCTGTATCTGCATTCCTTTATTTTATTTTTGTGTAAACGGCATGCTCACATATCTGAATGAGTCACCATCGATATTAAATACCTTAACTTCCACTCTTAAATTGAGAAAACCAGCTGCTGATGTAAGCGGCAATGTTTGCTCTGTTCCTAATATTTTTACAGCCCCTAAACCTCCTGAATCTAGGCCTAACCATCTGTACTGAGTTTTAGAAACATCTTGCGGTAAGGATCCGTTGTAGTCGTATTTAGCGGTATAAACAGCGTCCTTTGATATATTTATATTCCTAGCGAATGGTGCGCTTGGATTGGTTCCCTGCTTAAATTCAGCAAGTACAGAGGCAATATGTTCAGCCCTTTCCTCATCATTGAATTTACTTAGCTTAACGTACTTTGCGATAAAATTCCATTGCGCGTTGTTCGTGTTTACCCCAACCGAGTTTAGCAGCTTTCGAGAAGTTGTACGGCTTGGTATTGATCCAATATTTTTACCGTTCAGCCACATAGTCTGTTTACCAGACTCAGCTAGAACATGGATAACCATTACTTTAAAAAAATCGTATTTGCTGCTCAAGAATGTTTGAGTGTTGACATCGGCATCACCCGCTCGTAAACTTCCACCTGAATCACCAATACTCAGGTCATTGTTCCAATCATTTTGAAATTGTTCATAACCGGTACCAGGAACAACTCTCAGGACTAATGTTTCTTCATACGGGTAATTTACCAACCTGTCAAAACGGTTTGAATTGAAAAGCGTATGTGGCTCGTTATCAAATAGGATTTCACCATTCCATATAACTGGCGGCTTACCTGTCAATATAGGTGCAGCCACCCCTGCATACTTCAATGGAAGACCTCCAACTGAATCAGGGATAACCTGAATACTATCACCATTAACAGCTTTTTTACCAGCAGAATTCAATGCTTCACTCGCCAAATAAATGTGGTCGACCTTAATTGTCGGTATTGGCGGCTGTTCCGGAATTACGATAATATCTGTAGCCGACTTGTAAGCGATCTTCGCATCCATGTTGCGCGGTGAAGGTGTAGCTGTTTTTCCATCTGCATAATCGATGCCTGTTGTGGTTTCAGACCAATTGATTTTTTTACCACCCTCTGTAATAGTTCCTTTTCTTAAAGCCATTCGTTTATTTGTTTAAATACATTTACCAATCCTGTTGCCGGATTGAAAGAGGAGCTGTCACCACCCACAGTTGTAACACTTTCAATTGTTTGATCTGATGTAATATTGAAGCTCAAATCTCTCCATCTGTTCTTTGGATCAAGGCCAGTTAAATCGCTTGTAATTGTTAAGGTATCGCCTAATAAAGACTGTGTAATTGGCTGTACCCTTACCTCGTCATACTCTAACCATTCTCGCGTACTGGAAACCAAAAACTCATCCCCTGAATTTGCTACCAGAAAATCAACCAGCGACTGAAACGCAGTGGTATTAATGGTATGGCTACCAACTCTGAAAAATTTACCTGTTGCAGCTTTTAAGGTAGTGACCATGTTTTGCAGATTAGTTAAACTCCCTGGCCAGTTATCTGTGAAGTCTCTTCTTAATGGTGCAAAGTCAGCCGGAACATTTACCCAGTTCCCTGGAGGCGCAAACACCCATTCAGCGGTAAAACTATCAAAGGTGCCCTGTGAGGTAGAATACAAGTACCCTAAATCCCGGGCAGCAGTAGCATGACCCGCGTAATTTGTAGGCACAACTTTACTCCGTGTCCAATAATTCAACCTCTCCTGAATGTAAGTTTGCATCATCACCGTCATTTGATATGCTGTATAAAGCGCGCCCTTACCCACAGGATCGTGATAGTAACTATGGTCACTAATCTCCCATCCGGCATTGATCATAGTAATCATCTGTGTTAAAGACGCTCTACCATCAGCTCCGCTGTAAGCGTAACCATCCAAAGGGTAAGCTTCAGGGGTATTTTCATTAGCGCCATTAATAGCGAGAGTGCCCGAATAATTGATACTGTTTCCACAACCATCGGTGTAAAAAGCATTATTCAGTATGCCTAATCCCGTTACCGCCCCACTTGAGGCATCATCCCACTCAAAAGCCCAATGATTCTTTTTATTGAATTTCCTTGGCGCAATTGCCGCTACAGCAGAAGAAGGAGCGGAAGCGAATTTAACTTTAGTAATAAGCTTATTCGGATCAATCGGGGCCGGATCCCCCATTATATAATTGAATCTCGCTTTCATTATGGCTTTGCTACATTACTTACCCGGATATACATCATTGATATGAATGCGCCATAATCTCCGCTCACCCTTTTGATGAGTGCTGAAACGGAAGTAACACCTGTTAAGTTTAGGAATACGATAAACTGAGGGTCATCTAACCCATTTGCAGCAAGTCCAAATGATTGCAAATTGGTCCCTGTTGCGTCCCTATTTTTTACTACACCACCAATAGTAACCCCTCTAACTGAATCTGCTGCATCCTTAGGCATTAAGAATCCTATCTCATAGAATTTTGATGCGTTCAAGCTATCGATAAGTAATGCGGCATTAGTTCCTCCATTTATAGTCCACCCTGTATTTACGACTACATTATTAAATGCGCCGGTATTACCCGCTGTATTTTGGCTAACACTTATCTGACCAGAAGCTCCGCCGAAAGCGCCTGAATTTTTAACAGTAATTAAAGACGAAACTCCTAAATCGTCAACCAGTACCGGAGATGTAAACCCGTTAATTGTTTGTAATAATGAAGCGGCAGGCCTCATGTTATTGAATGGAGCAGGTGCATTAGAACCAAACTCTGACCCAAAGTTAATTAGGTAAGTATTTTCAACTACATATCCACCTCCGCTTTCAGCCAATGTCGATTTACTACCCGTGCCGTAAGGACTGTCAGCATAACCTGAAGCGGTAGCTTTAACACGATAATCGTAAGAGGTGGATGCTGTAAGTCCAGTGTGGGTATAAGTAAGATCAGTACCGGTATAAATAGTGGTCCATGTTCCGCTTATGAGGGCTTGTACAGTTGAGCTTACCCCGTTTGTCGGCCTTGTCCAGTTCAATACATTTTGACTGCTCGTAGAAGTTCCAAAAGTTAATGCTGGTGTTCCTAATGCTGGAAGTCCAGACCACCCCTGAGCAGCGCCCACAGACAAGATGAAGTTAGTTAACCAGGACTCTTTAACTGTGATATCTTGAGGAACCCCTTCAACTGTTTGTTGTTCAAATTGCGCATCTGAAAGTTTCGCATCGATGGCCTGCTCAGGTTTCAGCTTGCCTCCTTCAAGATCAGCTTTAGCAGCCAAAGCAATCGTGTTAGCCGCAACAAAAACATCATAAACAGCTTTATCAACCTTGTCCTCCAACTCCTCAAATACACCTGAAAGTTCAGGCCCAATCAGATCCCATTTACCCGGACTACTGATCGATGTAATAGGCTCCTGGTTATCAGCAATGTTAGATACATATATCCTACTACCCTCAGCAGAAACAATAACCACATCTCCTTTATCGAAAGTTCCTTCGAAGTAAAAACCTACATAGTTGCCAATATATTTCCAATACTCATTTGATATGCCGCCACTAGGTATATTACCTGTATTGCCATCAACCTTTGACTCGTAAATTTTAGAATTTGCATCACCAGTAACCCATGAACCTTCGTTATATGGAAATGAACCTGACCATGATATTATTCCGTTATAAAAATCAGTTTGAATCCATGCAGGCGAGGTTGGCAAAACAGGCTCATCCTCATTATCAGCTTCTTTGGAAACAAATAAATAGGACGTCTCACCAATTTTATGTCTTACCGGAACATTAACACCATACATTCCGGCTGCCCACGGCTCAACTACAGCGGGACCACCACCTCCACCACCAACAATGGTTAGATTACCGGTCCCAATTAAAGATTGGTTATTAATTGTTTTTAGCTTCAATAATGAAGCAAACAACTGTGTCCCGGTAAAATAAATGATCTTACCATCACTTTGTCTTGCAGCAAATATCTTCTCGGTACCATCTGGTACGGCTACCGGTTCTGCGTTATCTGGAAATATTAAATCACTCATATCCTTACCCTAATTATATCGCCCTCATTATTTGTTATTCTATTTCCAAGAGCATCCACCAGATCTGCGAATGTTCCTCCTATACCCGACTCAGTCAAACTACATTCAAGCAGGCAGAAAGAGAACTCATCCTTTATATATACCCGACTGGCTTTAAACCCATCCTTCACAAAGAAGCTACGTAAACGGTCATTGTTCACGGTCAGTGAACGCATGCCTGGTTTAGCAAACAGCGCCATCACAGCGTCAGCCTTCTCTTTCATCCCCGCATATGTCGGCTGCTTAATAGCAATCTTTAATTTTAACTCTGGTGCCACTGGGTTAGTGATCAGGTAGCTTTCCTTACCATAAACACTGGCATTCTCACCCTTTGGAGCTGTGCGATTTCTACGATCACCCTCCAGTTGTATGTACTCGCCTCCCAACTCTAAGAAGCTTATTCCGTCAATACCAAACTCACTATTTGTTCCAATTGGGACTACACCAGGCATTGAAACAACTGGCTCCCGCATGGGGATCGTTAGTTTAATGCCTTTAGTCTGGCCCGCATCCGGCATGTACTCGCCTGCAATGGCAGCATTAACAAAAACGTTGTATGTACCGTATTCAGTAACCAATGGCACTAAATCTGTAAATCCATCAATAGCACGGTAAATCGCTGAAACCTTGTCATTACACTCGTATTGATCTGCACCGGTTACCACTCCTGTCAAGGTTAGAGCACGACCACCAAAGAATATCTCACTGGCGCTTACGTATGGCTCAATACCAACCTCGCCTGCCCAGTCGTAATGCGTTTTCCCTAATCGAGCTGGCATATCCAAAAAACCAGATAAAGCAACATTGCTATCTCCGTTTACAATAGGTATAAAACCAGCATTCAATAAGTCAAATCCGCCTAACTCGTACATCGTACGAAATTACCCAATTGGGTAAAGTAGGAACCGTAGGCTGGCTTACAATAGGGCGTTAATAAACAATGAGGGATATCGGTAATTAATGGGAAATATTGGGATATCAATTCCTATATTTGTGTAACAATGTAGAATTATGTGTAATAATTTGGAATAATTGAAACAGATTACATACATTAGTGTTATTAACGTGACCGCAAAAAGTAGATATGCATTTAACACCTGCATATTTTTTTATTATATTAGATATATGTAATAAAAAGTTCCTACTTTTGCGCGCCTAAAAATAACATCATATATAATTAATTAGGCGACAATACGTTTTAGATTAAAAAATAAATAAAAAGTTATGGACAAAGAAAGTAAGTTTTACACAGATTTTTTATTTCCGACAAACAACTTTTTGATGGGTGCAAGTTCTGCGATAAATTTGAGCGGAAATTTTTATGAGTATAACGAATCTGAAAACGGAGATGCTGACTCAATAGCCATTCGAAGCGATTTCAGTATGATTGGACAAGATATTAGGGAGGCAAAAGAAAATTATGATAACCGGAATTTAGAACCTTGTTTATAAACAATAAATGTCAAAACAACACTCTCAGCAACAAAAGCCCTACCCTACAGAAGAAGCTAAAAATCAAGTTAACGGCGTTTCCTTATTGGAAAAGCAGGTTATGGAATCTGAACCAGAATTGTTCAAGAATATTCCACACGACAAGCGAACAAGAATTATTAGATCGGTTGCAATAAGCATGAAGAAAACTCATAGCGGACCAATACCAGACCCTGCAACTTTAGCCAGTTACAATGAGATAATCCCCAATGGAGCTGAAAGGATAATGGCAATGGCTGAAAAACAATCAGATCATAGGATTGCTATGGAATCCAAAGTTATAACTTCACAGCAGAATCAAAGCGGACGTGGTCAACACTACGCATTTATAATTGCTATTCTCGTTTTATTGGCATCATTCATATGCATTTTTACTGGCCATGGAATAGAAGGAACAATAATTGGCACGCTTGATCTAGTATCATTGGTAACTATATTTATTGTAGGGAAACAGTATCAAAAATCAAATTTAGATAAGAAAAATCCTAACTAATATTTAATCCCCCTCCTAATCAATAGAAGGGGGATTTTTATTTTAAATCTTAATTCCGTTGTCTCTTAATGATTGCCCCAATGGATCCGAAGTAGTAGATTTTGGAGTAGTGTTTTCCGCAATCTTATTGAGAAGGGTTGTATGACCCTCAGTATTATCCGCACCACGTAGAGTATTGGCAGCTATCTTTTCCAGGGCAGCTAATTTTGATCGGCCTATCTGCAGCATATCCCCCATGGTCAATCCGATCTGCTTCGTAGCATCATACTGGCCCTGCTGTAACCCAAGCATTCGATTGGCGGTATCTTCCTTTAGTGCTTCGCCAACGATGGCGCCGGATATGCCTGTTTTTTTATCTGGCTCCTTCGTTTCCGGTGCTGTTTTATTTATATAATCTAACCTTTCCTTACCGTACTCGTCCGCTTTACGAAGCTGTTCACGTAGTAATGCGTCTTCATCAGCCGATATGTTCCCATCAATTAATGCTTTATCCAGCATTTCATAATAGTCTTGAAGGAATTTTTCAGTAATATCTCCTTTTAAAGAGTTTAGCAACCCCCTACGTATCGCCTTAGTGAGTGCATCTTCTACGCCACCTACACCATCCGTAAGACTGTCCATGAACTCATCAACAATAGTACTAAGGCCAGCGCCAACATTTTCAGCTCTTAATTGATTTTTCAATTGTTCTGCCGACTCGTTAGCTTTTATTAAATTTTGAACAATAACAGCAGTACCAGAATCCAATTTCCCTTCGTCAAGTAATTTTTCAAGTTCTCTTATATCGGTTGGTAGAGTATTAACAGCGCCTTTTTTAATCAAGTCCTTTATTAATAAACTTGTCATATCACCGCCCAATTTCCATTCTCCGGAATTAAGTTTTTCAAGTTGTTTATCAATTGCTTTATCTCCGGTTAGCTGATACTTACCGTTTAATTGTTGCTGATATTTAGCCTGATTCTCAGTTGCCTGTTTAATTGCTTCATTATACTTTAATAGCCTATCAGTACCGTAAGCATCATTAAGCAATGAGATCTGCCTTTCAAGTGATTTATTTAGGGCCTCAGTTTGCTTATTTTGCAAGTCCCTGGCGTATGCAGCTTGCTCTTCTCGTTGAGCAGATCTGTCGAATAAAGAAAACACAGATTTGAAAATCGAGATACCGGCACCAATCATTCCAAGACCAGCAGTCAGTTTATCTAATGGAGATGCTCCTTCTTTATTAAAGTCTGACATCCCTTTCTGAATGTTCCCAACCTGACCAACGACATTAGAGACAGTTCTTAATACTTTGCCAAAAGCTTCATCGATACTATCTACTTCTGACGCTAACTGATCAATTTGATTGGCTAATGCAATTAACTCCTCGCCTGCTTCTTTAGTTCCTTTAATGATTGCCTTCTTGGTTTTTGCAAACAGCGCTTCCGTTTCCTTAGCTACTTTATCAGAAACTAATCCAGCACCTTTATCATCTGCAAGTCGTTTACTAGCCACCTCCAGCGCTGCTAATGCTTCTTTTCTTGATAACTTTTCAATACCTTCAATCAGTTTCTCATACTCATCAAGTTTTTTACTGTTGGTATCAACCAGGTCCTGAACATCTTTATCATAGGCCGCTTTTCGTACTGCTTGCTGACGAGGATCATTGATCAACAATAAACTGTCAGCTTCGAAATCGGCTTTCAGCTTATCCATTTTCTGACCATAATCCATGAAATCCTTTAAGAGGGTTTCATAATGCTTTTGGGCTGCTTCCTGCTCCTTCTTATCCTTATCAGCTTTACGTTGTGCTAATATTGCGTCCTTTTCAGATTGTTCATCGGCTTTTAAGGTGCCAAAAACTTGATCTTTACTAACATTTTTACCATTGATTTTTACAGGCTTGTTTCCAAATTCTTCATAAAACTTCTTAGCCTCTACCCGCATTGCCTCATACTTATCTTTTACGGCTTGTATTTCCGCGTCATCATTAGAAAGCGTTTTCCGGAATGAAGCATTATGAATGTCAGTTAGTTTTTTAGACAAAGATTCAGCAGCACTAAGGGCAGCATTTAACGCCTTAGTAGATGCCTTAGTGGCTGCACCTGTATCAGCGCCTAATACTCCTCCCATTTTTTTCGCTTCCTCAGAGGCGGTTTTCATCAAGGATGAAGCATTATCTGTAAAGTCCTTCTTTTCTTTCTTTAACTCCTTATGCCTTACTTCTTTTCTTTTTTCTCCTTCTTCCTTTAAAGCCTTTTCGTAGGCACCAGAATCAAAGGTTGAAACTCCGAATTGAGATCCACCGCCACCTGCAGCAGCCCCTCCTACAACTTTATCAAAGGAGTTTGCAAATTCTTCAGTTTTCTTTCTTGACAGTTCCTGTATCTCGGCAGCCTTCTCAGCTGCTTTTTGTAATTGAAGATTAGCGGCAGCTTTATACAAGGTCATCTGTATATACGCATCAGCGTTCTTAACCAAGTTTGCTTCCACTTCGTCAAGATTTTTTACTTGCCCGGCAGTAACTCCTATTGACTTATTGTATTCATCTACAACTGCTTTTTTATCATACAACCCTTTCTTTGCCAGATCAACATTGATTCGAAGTTGTTCAACGTTTTTAACAGCTTGCGTATAATCTCCACCCTTCAAGGCTTCACTAACGGCAGTTTGAGCCAATTTAACCTGGCTAAGTTTGCTTTTAAATAAATCAAGACTTTTGATATACTCCATTAAAGGATCAATGGCAAATGCAAGCACGCCTGCAATCCCCATCCCTGGTAAAATGTTTGCAATGGTTTTCAACCCAGACCATGCCTGATTAAGGTAGTTACCTACGTTCCTCCCTGATCTACCCGTTGACTTTTCTAATGATAAGACCTGAGTATTCAGCCTGCCGACTATCCCCTCCAATCGCTGGCCAGCTGGCGAAGCACGTTCAGTTGCCGACAACCTATCAAAAGCAGTTTGTAGTCTTATCAATGCGGCCCTTCGAGCCTCAGTTGACCCCTTAGCATTAAGCTGCTCTCTGATGTTATTTTTAAGTTCCTTGGTTGCTTGTGACTGTAAGTACTTTTCTTCTGCCAGTAGTCTTGCCTGCTCTTTCGCTGATAGAGTTTTCCCTTTTATAGCGCCATCCGCTTCCTTTGTAGCTGAAGAAGTCTGCTTCATTATAGCATTCAGCCTTTCAATTTCGGCCTTATACTCCGCTGCGCCGATTTTACCAGCTGCGAAATCCTCATTCAGCAATCTAACGAGCTCTGCGGTACCACTGGATGCCACACGCCCACCGCCTGCCGCTCTTCCGGCATTCGACAAATCAATTTCGGCTTGAGAATTACCAAAGTCAACAGGTCGCTTAACCGATGCAGCCTCCTTCTTTAGCCTTATTTCTTCTCTCAGTGCCGCCTGTGTGGCTAAGCTTGCCGCTCTGTCTGCTTTGGTAGTCTCTGCTTTCGCCTTCGCCAGTTCTAGCGTTTCCTGCTTAATGCGAATTACTTCTTTTTGATATTCCGTTAAAGGTTTAGTATCAAAAGTTTTAGCGGAAATGTCTTTCGGAAGGCTTATACCAACCGTTGATAAATACTTTTCAAAATCCTTAACATCCTTCTTTGCCTGGGTGAAATCAACTTTACCCTGAAACCCTAATATCTCACTCATCCCTTTTCATTTTAAAATAAATCCCACGCTTCTTTTACTTCCGGTTTCTGACCCTTATCAGCAGTATCGACTTCATCATCATGCTTAGGAATACTAGCTAAATACAACACGTAGTTATCCCAAGTCATTTCCATTACTGTGTCTGGAGTCCATCCAAAGTATTTGCAGACTGATCCAATGTTGCTATGTGGGAGGCTATCAACTCGCTCCCGTCGTTTGGACTTGCCTTTGTTTTTAGGATCGTTTCCGTCCCCTTCATTAAGACAATAGAATTTGAAAAAGACTGCATCCCTGCGTTATCAAATGCGGCCTGTAGTGCAGTGTACATATCATCCGCATCAATATTGTCCTCCAGAAACTCAATAAGCTCCGGCGCAGGTTCAAACTTATTGTTTTGAATTGCTGCAGCAACGATATGAGCCACAATTGGCATGTTATCGTTAACGAGTTTGATGTTCTCCGAGTGATCGTCATGTAGGCTGTCAACCAGTAATGCAGCATTACCAGCAACTCGGTACATGTTTTTTACCACGCAGGGCCATATCTCAAATGTCCTGGATGTTTCTGGCTCAACCATAATCCCTTTACGGAATAACACTTTATCCCAAAAACTACGGATATAAGTAGGCTGATCCACTACTCGAATCGGCACCGTAATCTGGTGCACCTTCTTTCCAGTTAGCGTATCAGTTATTGATTTTAATATAAATTTCTCCTCCATATTTTGTTTAAATAGAAAGCCCCGAACCCATTATTTAGGCCGGGGCTTTCGTTCAATCCCTTTCGGGAATTATTTATTGTCTTTTTTAGGCTCGGTTTTCGGTTTGACATCAGCAATCAATTCAAGGAAACCGGTGCCTTCTGGACCATGACGGTCTGCTAATTCATTACTTACCTCCCCTTCCCAACCTTTCACGTACATCGAACTAGAGGCCGATACCATAAAGTCGATTAAAATTCTAACCCTAACCATGACTAAGGGATGATTGTTGAATCAATAGCAGTACCATCAGCCAACACCCATGTTTTAATTGAAATAGCATCCAACGATCCTGTAGTGGTTTTAAACGAGTCAAGTTTTGCAGTGATAAGCAATTGCTGTACTGTAGTTTTTGACAAGTTGTTAGCGTAGGTAGTCGTTGCATGGGTATTCGGAATAACGATAACGCATTTACGTCCGTCCTTCATTGGTCTGGTTGTGATCTTGAATGCCAGATCTGCAATCTTACGTTTTGCAAGCAAAGTTACCTTTGTAGTAGCAGGCGTGTAAACCACGTTCTCCAGCAACTGCATTACCTCTGGTTTTTGCTCCAACAAGCCTACCGTTAGGGTGTCAGGTTCTCCTGGTGTGTAGAATGTAACGAACGCTACATCTTTGTCCTCAGGAACAATGCTCGATTCAGTGTCCGCATTTTTAGTGTACAGAACCGTATCAGGCGCAATATTTTCTAACGTTACCCAAACTGCCGTTGCAATACCTGCTTCGGTTTGGAACGCCGGGGCAACTTCGATTTTCTCTATTCCCCCTACTACATTTGTTGCCATAATTTATTTGTTTTATGCCCGTAGGCGGTTTTTAAATTTGATAATTGTCTTGTATCGAATGATATTTAAAGGGCACATTTACAAAGTAACTTCCATCCGTGTCGCGCATTGGGACTGCTCCACCATCAACAAAAACCCTGAATGTATCATGGTACTGATTGTCGATCAATGTAATTATTGACTTGCCCATCGCGCTTAATCGTGCTTGATCTGGAACCCTTACTCCGTCCTTTGTAATCGTCGGGACGTAGCCATTGACATTTCCTGATCCAATCTGCTGCTGCGTATTGGTGATACTAAGACCATTTACAACTAGGTCGGCAAAATCAGTACGGCCATCCGGTCGAAGGTTTGGGTATACCTTACCATTAATGGTAGAAGTTAGTACAGGAACGTTAACCAGGCTCCGCACATCAGTAACCATGTCGAATACATCTTTCATCTGTATGCCCCCCATGTTTGCAGCACGTAAGCTGTAAATTCATCAGATGACCCGTTTACTACGTCCTTGCCTTTAGCCTGAACATAACTTGCGTAATCTTCTCCTGCCGCTAGGATTAATACAATATCATTCCTTCCGGCAAGGTTGATAGCTGTTGTTTCTGCTAAAGCTTCACCCTTTGCTTTTCCTTCAACTCCCGTTGCTTCCAATGGGAAATAACTTTCAACGATAACCCCGTTTTTTGCTATTGCAAAACCGACCGAAGACACCAAGTTATAGGTGATGTTGTTGTAAGGATTGGCAGCATAGACCTTTTTACGGGCTTTTGTCGTAAATTCCATTCCTTTTTTACGGAGTAGATCAACGACCTTATCGATCTTCTCATTTACCTTTTTCTCCATGTAATCATGGATAGACTTCATATTGAAATTAGCCTGCACGCTGATCATACATCAATCCTCCATCCTGTTAAATGACCGCCAGCATAAACGTCAAGCGCTGGGCCCGTGAAGTGAGTAATATCACCTTCAGTTACAGTCAAGTGTGTAAACGTAGCTGGCATTATAGATCCAATCGGCACGCGTATACGTCCCCTTTGTTGCACCTCCACATTGTCCTGGTTCTTAAAAACCTTTCCAGATGCAGAAACATATCGGCAAGGAACGGTCACAACGTCTCCATCACTTCCTGGTATTGGAAACCCTGTTACAGGATCTTCACCACCAGTTGTGCCAGGCAAAGTAAACGTAAGTATATGTGGTCTTCTCAAATCCATTATCCGAAGTTTATTTGTCTCACAATTGGCTTAGCTACTACCACCAAAAACGGATCAACTAAGTTCCATTTCCTCATTATCGCACTGTATATACCCTTCAGGTCAGTGGTGTATTTAATCGACACATCATCCTCCTTGATTTCCGTAACATGGATGGTAGTTAAAAGAAGCCCCGCGTAAACCATATCAACTGCTTTCTCGTCGGCTTTCGTGTAGTCGGACGCACCGTTCAACTCAGCATCGATAAGGGCTTTGTCAATCCTACCTGATGGTAAGGTGATTGAAATGGTGTCAATAAGGGCTTCTTTTATGGTCATTATGCTTCTTCGATTAAGCCTTGGTTTAACAGATTTTTCAACCTATCCTCGTTCAATCCTTCAATAGGATCACCAGACTCGTAAACCTTGCTGAAGTCTTTGCTATCACGGAAGGATTTACCTTCGGCAACAACGTAAGAAGCGAATAAGTCTACTTCCTTTTCTTTAGCTGGTTTACCGGTCATTACTGGCCCGCCTTCTGCTCTCGCAGTTGACTTCTCAATAATATCCTCTACGAATGAAGTAGCATGCTCTTTGAAGCTTTCGAGTCCTGCCAAAACCTTATTGTTGCTATCCAGCACGGTCTGATTGCTATCTATGATAGTTTGAACCCAATCAGGAGTTTCGGCCACTAATAGCGTGGCAGGAGTTTCAATAACCGCGGCTGCTGGCTGATTCTCTTGTCCCGTAGCATTTTCAGCAGCACCCTCCGCACCTGGTGCGGGAGTGTTTGCTTGTTCGTCAATGGTTGTTTGCTTTGCCATTATGCCTGAACGATTTTAGAATCAGTTTGAAATATTTGATCCACATTGGTGATTACAGGTAACTGACGCGCTTGTACGTCTGTCCACTCCCCAAAAGGTTTGTGAGTAACGTATTTAGAAACGAGTGTTCCGAACTCACCTGTCCTGTATTCGATTGATTTAGAACGGTGACTATCTTCCACGACTTTTTTCCAGACTAAATAACCCACGTTGGTATCTGTCAAATAGATAACTTTACCCTCATCCCATGCTTTAACGGTTTTCTTAACCCCGTCTTTCTCGAACTTAACAGAACGATCAACAATGATAATATTAACCCCTAATTCCGCCTCCAACAATTCCTTGAATGAAAGATAAGCAGGTGTCGGTTTGGTTGTTCCAAAGTTGCCTATACTTGTAGCGTAACGAGTTGCCGCTTCAGCGGTTTTACGAGCCACATTGAATGTTACCTTGTCCAGCATAATGTCTGAAATGGTTTTCCCTTTAGCGTCAGCTTTAGAGATCATTTCTTCCATATCGCTGATCGGTGTTGCAGCAGCAGCGTTTGTCCATACTACTGGCACACCTGCTTTATTATCGGTAATATAACCGTAGTCCACACGTACGCCTGTACCTACGTTTTCAGTATCCGTTAGAGCAACACCAGAAGATAGTCCACGAAGGAATAAATACTCTTTTTGCTCCTCAATACCTACTAAAGTACGTTTGGCGTCGTCGAATAACTCCGTTACAATCTCAGACACATCTGCTTGTTTAGCAATCAATGTATCAAGTTGATCTAACTGATTTTCGTTCATTTTAAGCTCCATACCCATTTTAGGTATATCGCCGGACGCCGTCTGTAATGAAGGACGGCTTTTTAATGGCAGAGGAGAATCCATTGCCACAACGTCCGCTGCTACGTTCTGATTATCAGAAGTAATAGAAGCCCATTTTCCGTCAATAGACTGCTTCGGTGTAAGCATTGATTTATGGAGGTAAGACGGTGCTTTGTCTGCTCCATTAATTGTCTTGGTCACAAGGGCCATAAACCCTGTGAAGTACTTTTGAATGTACGTTAAGAATTTTGACTGATCCATTATGTTAAGTCCCCCCTGAATTTAATTTCGTTTAACGTTGCAGTCATAAACGCTGCTTTAATTGATGCTACAGAGAAAGGCGAAGCGTTTTCATTCACGTATCCTTCAAGCATTACAGCCGCAAACGGGCGTTTTGTCAGAATGGTCGCGATTAAAACACCGACATAAGTGTGACCAACAGGCAAAGTGTCGTATACTGTGTTTCCAGTAGTCAACGGCATCGGCTTGTAGTTCTCTGTTGCTGTTTCTTTGATTATGATATGACCAGCATTGATCACATCTAAAGTGTATCCAGTCGTATCTAACGACTTCCCACCTTTAATAGCGGCTTGAACCTCAATGATAACAATACTGTCCTTTGAGTTGTCAACGCTTACGCCATTATCGTTAAGATTAACGGTTACTGCCATTTGTTAGATTTTAAAGTTTGTAAATGCTGCATCAACCTCTGCAGCTGAGGCTTCTTTTGTACTTCCTGCAGGCTTCCCCCCTGCACCACCCACTGGTCGTTCTCCGCCTAAACTGTTGTTGGTGCTAGTCTGGATAACTATCCCGAGTGCAGCTTCTTTTCTATCAAGGAATGCGTTAAGAGTCTCTTCATCTTGAAATGACCTCTCTTTTACATCTAATAGAACATCTGCCAGTATCTCAGGGTAATCAGCATACTTGCTTTTCAGCCTAGTTTCAGCGGCACCATAAAGGGTGGTTGCCACTTTTTCCTGACCGAACTGAGCTATTACCGCGTCTTGTTTTTCAAGTTTCTCCATGATCAATCGCAACGCTTTCTCGGTTGCTGTTTCATTTGGATCTACCTCAATAGGCGCTGGCTTACCATCGGCAATAGCCTTTAGTCTTGCTGCTTCTTTGTCGGCTGCATCTTTTGTAGCTTTCCCTGCCTGGTAGTCATCGTACTTCCTTTGATCATCGAACGACCAAATTTCGTTACGGGCATTTAATACCGCGTCGATTTCATCGTCTGTAGATTCATCAGTCAATCCAACACTTGCCTTTTCAGTGATGCCATCAATCGATTTTTTAGATAACGCCACGCCTGCGAACAATGCCTTCAGTCGTGCGGGAATCTTAGTTTTAAGTGACATAATATTTGTTTTGAGTTTGTTTGCTGAGTTGCAATCCGGTAATTAATCGTGCTACACCTCGCGATTTGAACCCAAATTTACCTCGCGCAACCCGCCTGATAAACCAAGTAGACTTACTACGGACGCATAGTAAATAAACTGCCACCAACACCCATTTACCAGATCAGAAATAACCCGAATCGATTTAGTTAATTGTGCACAAGACTTGTGTTTTTTACTAATATTTTTAGTATTTTTATCGTCCTAAATTTAGATATCATGGAAACGCCATTATGGATGCAAGTAAGAGAATCGCCGGGGGCTGCTGCCAAAAAAGCTATTTACCAGGAGGCAATTATCTCTGGATGCTGGATATTTTCAACGGTCAGCAAAAAGTGGTATACACCTGATGAATTTATGGCCTCAACTGAAACGGTTCATATGCACAGGGATAAGGATGATGGGCGTAAGTTTGTTGTAAAACATCCTTTAGTTGGGCTGCAAGAAAGGATTGATTTGTTGCATCGGACCGCTAAGGAGATTGATGAATTCAATAAAAGACTCCACAATTATTACGAACTTCGACGTAAGCAAACAAAACAACCACACCAACGTTAATCCAATTATGTGCAATAGAGCCTCTGTTAAAGTTACTGGTCATGAGATTGCGAAGGTGATGAACGCGCCATTTCCAGATGCCGACAAGTTTACGCCCGTGTTTGATGCGAATGGATTTGATCGCCCGCATATGCCGGTATTAGCAAAGGGAGAAATAAGATTGATGGATTGGGGGCTTATGCCCAACTGGCCGAGCAAAACACTATCTGAGCAGCTTCAATTATCAAAATTCACGCTGAATGCTCGGAACGATACGATATTTGAGAAAGCGTCCTTTAAAAATAGCATTTGGAATGAAAACCCCGACCAGGTAAAGCGGTGTGTAATCCCATTAACTGGATTCTATGAGCCGCATACTTATGAAGGAAAGAAATATCCGTTTTACATATACCCTAAAAATGAACCTTTCTTTTACGTTGCAGGAATTTACAGCTTTTGGAAGGACCCCATTGGAGGCGATTGGCATGTAACATTTTCTATGATTACAACTGAGCCAAACCGAATACTAAAGAAGATACATAATGTAGCCACCACGAGTGATGATCAGCGAATGATTGTTATTTTGGAAAAGAGAAATATTGAATTGTGGATGGATCCATTGCTGCCAAAAGAAGGAGTAAAACAATTGATGCAGCCATGCCCGGAGGAAATTATGGGGGCTCATTCGGTTAGCCGGAATTTGTACTCGCCAAAAGTAGATTCAAATACTCCTGAGATAATTGATTATTTTCCCTACGAGGATCTTAAATTTGATGATGAATTATACTATGGATTTAACCTAAAATAACTATGGACCCATTTGAAATAAACTTAGTAGGCGAAACTCTCTGGGTAATGCCGCAAGCCGACGGAACTTTTCAGATCTTCCGTGGTGAAAATAAAATAGCAACCCTCACTCCTTCTATAGACGAGGCTACCGGGAGCATAATTTGGGAAACTGCTGAATTGATATCCTTGGAATATGTGAGACAGATAGGAGAATTAATTGAGGAACATGAAATGTAGGTTATAAATTCGTCGGCTTCGTTTGATCTTCAATGAAGTCCAATAATTCCTGCTCGAAAGGCTTCAATACTTCACTTTCAGTACCAGGTTCATCATCAATCCAAATAGTGCCTAATAGTTGTCCGCTTTGATCAACAACTTCATACCCCCAGCAAATCCCGCTCCGGTTGATTAATTCAACCGTTTGGCCATTGGACATTGTATAAGTGTATGAAAACATAGATCTAATTTAATGAAATTGTGCCACTAATTCAATTACTCCTTCTCCCCATTAGCCTCATTCACAATATCCAGTAACCGTTGCAACCTCCATCGAACCGGTTCGCACACCCTAGGGGTTCCATTCCTAAGGATTTCAAAAGACTTTTGAAGAAACCCCTGAACATTGTTGATTTTAACTCCTGTAGCTAATTCTGCTGTTTCTGGTAATTCAATACCGTGAAATGCTGCTTCCCACTCTTCTGCTGTCGTCATGTTACTCATGCGGCGAAGGTAAAAATAATTCGAGTGCTGCTTGGCTCAATAATTGGATTTTCTTATCTTTACTTCGAGAGCGTTAATTTAGGGTCACAGTCGGAGATTGTGGCCCTTCTTTTGTTTATGATGCAATGGTCATTCTCCCCCTTCATTAATATCGACCAGGTACGCCTCCATAGGACTTAGTCCGGCTTCATAAGCATGACGAAAGGAATCATGGTCAAGGTTGAAATCGTAAGGCCTTACAACAAGTGTATCAACATCAACTCCAAACACACCAGATCCAACCATAATGAGAGTTAGCATTGAAAACCATTGAGCATAGGGTATGTTTTTCATCTATTTAAGGTTTAAAGTGTTAATGATAATAAGGGGTTGAGCATCTCATGCACCATGCTATTCCCCGGTGCGTGCCATGAGTTAAAACAGGAATGGTACAATGACACCACTTGTCACCATGTTCGTCAGGCAGAGGCTTCCTGTAACCATATAGAGGTGATTTACTTTGGCGCTGCTTTTCTGTTTGATCGTCGCTAGGCTGCTTATACATCCCCATTCCCTACCCCCTTGCTGTTTAATGTTTTATTTGCAATAGTTACAGCTACGCTAAATAATTGAGCTTCACTTTTACCGAAATATTTACCGTTATCAACGTGCCAATCAATTGAATTTATTTTCTCCAAAGCCTCCATGTACTTAGCGTTGATCGCTTCCAGTTCTGCTATGCGGGATTGAAAATTATCAGAGTATTCTTCCATACATGTTTTAATCATTGTTCTCATTGTGGAATCTGGTGATACATTCCAGCCAGTAACATCAAGTTGATTTTCAATGATTGCGTCTTTAGTCTGATCCTCCACACTCTTCACCTGTGGTGCTTCCTGTGGGTTGTTTTGGTTGTTGCTCATGGTTTTAGATTTCAAATGATAAATTAACTTTTACGCAGTGCCAACCATACTTTCGGAGTTGTGGCCATGTATATACGTAAGGTTTGCCGGATTTTGTTTTAGTCATTTCTTGAATACTTTCTTTACGCGTCCATTTCAGAGTTGATTGTAACGCTACGTCAATTTTTACGCCCTTAATCAATATACACATCCACATCTGGTCTACTCTCGGCTTCACCTTCCCTTGCTTATCCATTGTTATCCTCCTTTAAAATTAAATCGTACTTTTCGTTAGTAATTTTAAACTCAAAACCACCTTTATCATCTATCCATGAAAGCATCTGTTTTTTATTTAGTATTCTATTCAACAGATTGAACCATTTAATACCTCCATATTTTCGACACCCTTTATAAATAACTAAATCAGTTTCAGAATCCTTTATTGTAAAGTCAGGATCAACACTTATGGTTTTCATGCACCCCCTCCTTTCTGTCTAAGCTTCAACCATCCGACTAATTGCACGCAAGCATCAAAAACAGCTTCAATTTTAGAAACATACGATACCGAACCTCCATGCTCGTTATTTTCAAGATCAACAAAGTCACATAAAAAACCGCCGTCTGAATAATTACCATGTATACGTGAATCGTAACCTAATGATTCAATCTTTTCAACTACCGCCATTAAACTGCTCCAATTGTCATGATGATTACCTACACCTGATCCAAATCCTATCTCAGGATAGAAATCTTCATACCCTTTTTCTTCGATCCATTCAATACATTCCGCATATGTATCGAATTTTTTATCATAAGACTGATTGTCTCGTCGTGCCTGAAATTTAACTCCCTTAAATTCGCTTAACAGGATGTTTCCCTCCTCCTGTGTAGGCTTAACTGTTGTTTGTGCTTTCATGGTTATGGGGTTAAAGTGTTAATATCAATTGCTAATCCTCGGCCTATCAGGTTGTGAATGTCGAAGTGCCATTGTAAAAGACGATGTATTTTCCAGTATTCCAGACTATCAGATTTACCAGAAATAAGCATTCTCATGTTAAACTGGCTATCTTTTATCGAGGTAGATATGTAGTCTATGAACTTATCTTTCTTTTCGTTAATGCAGAGAATCTTTGATAATTCAACCTCAGTACAAGGCCTAAGCATTGGCTTAACGTCACAAATATTAAATGTATATTCATGATCACTGCTAAAGATCGTAACCTCATCAATACCTAAGTATGCTATTTTGCAGATTTGGTATATTTCTCTTTCATCATCGAAGTGCTTGAATTGTACTTCATAAGGCAAATACCCTGCTATTTCTTGTAGTTGTAGTATGTCTTTCATAATTACTTTGTTGGGGGTTGTGGTAAAAACAATACTTGTGTTATTTCAGCAGTAGGATGGTCTTCATTGAATCTTCTAACGCTACCGTCATCGAATGCTAACATTATAAAGTCGGAATCCGAAGTGTTGAATTTCTTTATCAGATCATCATCAGCTTTCACCTTATCCCACGCCACCCACTCCGGTTGCATTTGGGAGATAGCCTGTTGAGCGTACCTTTTACATGCTTTTTGAGGAATATCATTTAGATCAACAAAATCAGGGGTGTGATAACTGTACACTTGATACCATCCGGTATATCCTTCCTCCATTGCAACCTCATTCAAGAAGTCAAGCATTGTTTTTATTTGTCCTGTAGGTTTCATTGTTCCTCCTTGTTTAAAGATTCGATTAATGCATCCGAGTTCATGACAGCATACTTACTTTTACCTTTAAGCAACCAAGCCACGTAAGGCTCACCATAAGTCTGTATACTATCCTTTCCACCTTCCATATCTTCCAACTCATAGAATGGCGCTGATTCACCGCAAATAGTTTCTTGAATATGCAGTGGTAATGATTCAAAGTTGTTAGGTAGTGTAGCAGCAAAGTGTTCACGTTTAGTTAAGCCTAAACTGGTTTCATTTTGCAATGATGCTGATTGAGTTAATATAGGTTGTATTGGATCATTTGGGTTTGTTTTCATTTCTCTTTGTTTATTCTTCTTTAGTGTTTGGTTGAATTGATTAGGATGGTTATGATGGTCCACAACCTTCACCGAATGCGCCAGCTGGTAAAATCCATTTCTCGTCATCATTCATTATTATTTGCAAATCGTAGGTACTGGACATCGAAATAGCTGTCAATTCTGCTGTTATTGATGGATAAGGAGTGCCAAGCTTATTTAAATCCCTAACGCTTATTTTACGCTTGATAGTCACACCGAACGACTCTTCATACCCCATTACCTTTTCGCCGCCTTCAGGGTTGATGAAAATTGCGCTGGCAAACTGATCAGCATTGCCGAAGATGCAGAACATGCAGCTACACCTTGAAAATCCAAGATAATAGCAAGGATGTACACGAACTTTATGCCTTTCAATTATTTCCCAAACTTGTTGTTCAGTCCAGTTCTTTACCGGGCGCCAACGGTCAACAAAACGTTGAAACTCCTTGCCGTTCCTCAGATCAGCCCTGTCTGGTTCTAATTCTGCATATTCGCTTCTGGCTTTACTTTCTTCTCCGCGCTCCCCAGATATGGTGCATACTTTTAAGCCTCTAAACCTTTCTTGGTTTCTAATGCCACAAGCGCCAACATCAATTTTTAGATAGGCAGAACACCACCGAACTTTTAAATCAGCCGAAACCTGTGGAAATTTCATCCTTGTATTTTCTTTTCCTCTATCCCCGCCAATAGTTACTATTTCACCATCTGGCGTAACGAATGATGTCGGAGCAGTCAACGAGTCCTTACGTAGCATTTCCCTTAAAAATCCGCCTTCTTTCCAGGAGAAGTAAATATCAATCCCGAACGCGTCAGCAAAAGCCTGACAATATGCAGGAGTACATACCCAATCCATAAATTTCTCACCCTGGCCGTCAATATTATGGTGCCACAACTCAATCTTTTCTTTTGGTATTCCAGATTCAAGCAGAAGTAAAACACACGCAGTGCAATCCTTGCCCCCAGAAAAATAAACGATGTATTTATCATAGTGAATTAATCCGTTTTTATCGAAGAATGCTGATTGTTCCATACGTTTTACCTTTTAATTACCAGATTCCCGGCACCCCAAAAACCGGAGACTATTTCAACCCCGGTTTTCAAAACTTGCTATTGGATGGTTATGCCTCTTTAAGTATTAAATAATTATTACTTTCAACATCACCGCCCAACGATGTAATTAAGGTTCGCAATGATTTAACAGTAGATTCATAACCATCACATCCATTTGTATAATCAACAAATCCGTAAGCTTGACGGTAGATTCCGTTTTCATGTATTTCAAGCATAGTTTCAGAGTCTAAGACCACATCCTTAGCTTGCTCTTCGGTAATTTCGGACAGACCGGAAACCGATATCCAATCCCCTTCAGGCAGTTTAACTGGAATGGTTTTGTATTCCTTATCAGGGTTATGGTTTTCTAAGTATTTGGTTAGCTTGGAATAATCCGACAGCTGATTTTCAGTTACACCATTCTTTTCATTCCAAACTTTAAAGATTACGTATCCCATATAAACTGACTTGCTTACGTAATTCTCTGGCATTTTGATAAAAAGCCATGATTTGCCGTTGTGTTCGTGTGAAAGTATATTATCCATGACGCTATGATTGTTTTCTACCACCTTAAGCGCAATCCGGTTAGGAGTTGCGCTGGTTGGAGGCTCAGTCGTATGTCTTTCGATATTCAAATGTATAACGTTTATTCTACATTACCAAGTATTTTGTATTATATTTATTCTACAATTGTATATTGTTTGTTCTACATTATTTTCATACGTTTGTAGAATGGATTTAAAGCAATTCTTAAAGGACAACCCATTGATTAAGCAAGCTGAACTTGCCAGACTTATGTACGGAGTTGACCACGCTACAACTAAACTAGCGAACAAGCTATCGGGAGCAAATAAACAACGAATCACACCTGAAGACGAAAGGCTTGCTATTGCTGCCTTGAAAATCCTTGGTGCCAATATTGAAAAGCTTAAAGCCCTCGAATAGCCCTACTTAAGCACCCATATAACAACCCCCGCAATCACCATCACTATCGCTAAGGAATAAACTAATGCAGCAGCAGCTCCCGGACCTGGTGTTTGATCTTGTGGATTGATTTCCATAATTACCTATTGTAAAGTTTATAAAACATGAGCCCGATCAGGACTATCCCGATGACTATTAATGTGTATGGGTGGGCGGTAAGCATGTTACTGCTCTCCGTTTCTATCGGCAAGATCCCAAGCTTTAGCGTTATGCCTCCGGCCTTCTAATGCTGCCAAATGTTCATCAATCTGCTCACCATAATGTGTGCCTACCTGCTTTTGTAATTGCTTGAACAGGGAGACGCTCTCGGCCTGTTGTCCTTTCAATTCCTTATTCTCTCTCTCTAAAATCGCTGTGTTATTCATATCGTTATGCCCATCCGGTGCCGGTGTCTTTTTAAGCTTCCGCTGCAACTGACTAAGGTTTTTATGGCGGAAGCTCTGATTATTAATTAATTGTTAGTTATCTGTGGATGTATCACCAAATAGGCGATCATTGCTATTACCACCACTACCCAGATGGTGATTAGTTTTTGGCCTGTGTTCATTACTGCAGGGATTTGTAGGCGTGCAACATATCTTCGAGATCGGAGGGAAAAAGATTCATGGTATTGCTTCCGTCAAAAACCCTTATAGTTCCATCTTGATGGATATTGGCGGTTTTTTTACAATACAATTTGACTTCGACAGCTTTAGGCTTATTCTGCTCCTCTATCCACTTTTCAGCAGCTTCTTTGGTGGAGAATGCTTTACTCTCAATATGCCTAACAGGGTTGCCGCGGTCATTGGTAGTGAAATGAGAAGTGCCAGCCGACAACTCCCATCCATTCACAAGTTTTAGGGCTTTGTAGTATGGATCTCCTATGTATAACGGTACGCCATCCTCGGACTTCATTACGAACACCGGCGATTTAATACCTACTTCAGCCGCGAAGTCAGCGAAGGGGATGAGTTTGTAACTGTTGCTATACCAACTAAATCTATCTTCGTAGGTAAGAGCGGTTGAAGCTGATTCGCCAAAACCTTTGTAAGTCACCTCAAATGGACTCTCGTTAGATGACCACTTCCACCCCTTTGCCTCATAATGCTCCATCAACAACTTAAACTCACGCTCGTTGTTGACCTGGATTGCGCAGAGACCGGATAGGATTGAAGGTTTTTCAGCCGCCTCTTTTGATAGTAAAATGATTAACTCTTTTAATGACACCACTGCACATGGATATAATCCATAAGCCATACGCCACTGACGGTATTCTTCATTAAAATAGATAAATCGGTGATCGTTATATCGATATGAATTATCTACATTTTCGCCTAATGCCTCTAAAATACTCTTAACTTGTTTTGCTTCGATTCCGTCTTTTAATAAGACTTTTACTTGGTGTTTCTTAAGCTTAGCCATTGGACACCTCCTTTCTTGCTGACTTAGTTCTTTCAGTTAAATAGGTGTACAGTAAACAACCCCACCAACCTGCCAAAATCTTCCCGTCGAAGTTATCGAAAAGCCATCCGCACAGGATAACTATTCCTACGATAAACCCAAATGCAGCTACAAATGATAATATTATCTTAAGCATGATTACCTGTTTAATAAAGGGTTGAAAAATCCACCGTAATAAAGTATTACAGCGCCTATGACCAATGCGCAAACCTGTGTCCAAGCGTCATGCTTGCCTGTTTTAGGTTTCCCGTGTTGTACGATGTTAATGCCCAAGCCAATGAAGGCAAGTGCAAACCAAATCAATTGTGGAATCATATAATAAATTTTAAATTTCACTACCAAAACCCCACTGAAGGGGTAATAAACAAGCGGCAGTCACCACAACTACCGCTCTAACCAAACACACAATCCTTCCCCTAATGGGTTCGCCTTGCTTCATCAATCCCGGACATAAGCTAACCTATTGGTTGTCCGGCCTAATCCCTCACAAGGGCTTTATCGTTATAGAACTGATATTCTATTTACGTTCATTATAGAACGTTTATTCTATTGCCATACACCGATAGGATTACCCTGTGGGCTGGACTTTAATGGCGGGGCGCTGCGACTTCTAGCTTATGACAGCAAAGATGGTCCTGGTTGTGCAGCGCCTTTACCCGTGTTGAATCGTGGATTCGAACCACGGACCATCTCCGTATCAGGGAGAGACTCTAACCAACTGAGCTAATTCAACAAATAGCAGTCTTTCCTGCTGGTCATTTCGCTTACTTTGAAGCTAAAAAAGTCATCCATTTTCAGATTGGCATCTACAACATCCACCGTTTTTTAGACAAAGGGGCTTTTCCTGATGTTGTCTTACTTCTGCTCCTTGTGGACCAAACAGGGATCGAACCTGTATGCAACCTGTTACCGTTTCAACTGGTTATGAGCCAGAGCGGATATTGGTCCGTTTGCCGGTCTGTTCCCGGCTGTCAAAAAATAATAAAACTTATGAATGGTTATTACCAAAAAAGAATAACACCTATTAGATGTTATTCCCTCTCCTGCACTTATCTCTGCCTTTCGCTGAAACAAATATACAACTATTAACCTAATTAACAACTGTTAATTAAAAATAATTTTTTAGCGTTTTTTACGCGATGATCTGGGATCAAAATAATGCGTTTTTGGTTTTTCTTCCTGTTGTGCATGAATCACAAAGTATTCCATTATGAGTTGATTAATTCCAATGCCAAGGCTGATTGTAAAGTTTTTCATAATTAATTCACCCCTCCTATGGGTTTGTTATTAAACACCTTCACGTCCGTTAGACCATTCTAAATAATTTTGCACTTCATCCCGAAGTATATCTATTGCGCTTTTTGATTCGGGGAATGTCTTAGTCTTCCATCCGCCACCCCAGGGGGTGCCAGGTTCATTACTGCTATAAAATAAATTACAATGGGTTTGTTTGGGCTGAATAATAAATTCAACACGTTCGATTGTTGTTATTGCATTTGCCATAATTAATTCAATGTTGATGGTAATAGTAAATAATCTTTTAATTTCATTTCAACTGGCGTTAACAATACAATTTTGTTGTTGGTAATATTAATAGCCGGCTTAACTTTAGTTTTAGTCATATAATTTAAGCCCTCCTGAATGGAAGGCGGTTGTTTACTCGTTAATTGGAGCCACTGGCTTAGTCTTAGCCGCCAACTCCATTGCCTTCGCTTGCGCTTCTTCGGCCTCGGCTTTAATCTTTTCGTATTCTGCAGCGGGATCAGCTGAAAAGGCTAATTTTGCTATTGCCGTTTCCTTGCTCATCAAACCAGCACCAACCAATGAAACGATATTGCCATACTCCTCAGTAAGGTTACGTGGTAATTCAATTTTGAATTTCGGCTTCATGACCAATCCTAAAGATGGCTCAACCTGGTTATTGATAACCGCCATAGCTGATTTAAGGAAGTTTAAATTCCTTTGATGGAATATGCCGATTGAACCCTTTTGTTTACGCTTTGCCTTGTTAGTCGAAGGCAGCAACATCATTTCGATTGTTACACCTGGTAGATCTCCTGATATATCTTCGAATTTAAGATCAGGTGTTGCTGTCTCAATGAATATATCATTACGTAGATTCTTACGTTCATTACTCGCTGATTCCTGACCACCTTCAGCTTCAACATACCTAAGATCAGCCTTATCGCCTTCCATTTGGAATGTCTTACGAGTATTAGAGGCACCACCACCATTAGCAGCTATGATCTGGCCGGTAGCTACAAGAATTGGGAATGCACTCTGTTGGTTTTCATCAGCGGTATCAGAATCTATCTGCTCAACACGTTCAATCTTAGCACTAACATCGGCCCACTCTGGACGCTTCTGTTCGTCAAGGATGAAGTTTGCTTTGCCGTATTGAGTTTTTGTTGATTTCTCTAACACCCACCCGCTGCCTTCGCCTTGGGTAAACGTCATGTAAGCCTCCTTCAGGAAAAGATCCATCTTTTCGATTTCCTTATCGCCTGCTTTGACTTTGTATTTACGTGCAGCGCCTATCATGTCCTTGAACTGATCACGAATTGGGATGATGATATCTCCATCTTCTGGGCTCAATATTGTGCAGCGCATTTTAAACTTAGCTCCTTTATTTGGAGTGATATCCGCCCAATAACCTTCTTCTGCTTCAACACTGTACCAAACAAGCAAAACAGCACCGAAGCGTTGCTTTAATCGTTCAATCTCCATGGCTAAATAATCAAACTTATTATCCTCCAAAGTCTTTTTAACCATGGCAAGCATCACCTCATCAGTGGTAATACCTTCACGCGGTGAACAGTCGATTTCTACGCCTCCAGAAAGGGCGAGGTCAACAGACCAGTCAATGATCAGCTTTTGTGTGGCGCTAGGGATGCGATGGACTGGTTTTGTTTCAGGTCTATACTCTGGCTCATTCTTATCGTTCATAGTGCCAGTGGGCACATCGACCTTACGATCTGGCCTGTACTGAAGATCAGTAACTACCTTATGCTCCTCTGGCTGAAACTTTAACGCTTCCTCCGGTATCTCAGGCGCAAGCTCAGTGATCTTATCAACCAGTTTTTTTGGATCTGCTAAAAGTTCGGTAAGTTCCTGTAATTCCATAGTCAAACGCACCCTGAATGGGTGGCAAACAAAAATACCCCGCTAAGTGCGAGGTATGGAGTAATGCGGTTTACTAAGGGAGGTTGGTAAGCGTTACAGCACGACCAGGCCTCGTTGCAGGCAATCCCAAACTAAGGGATAATGTTGTTCAATATGGACTTCTATTCGTCGTTGCAGATGATCGTTTGCATCTTCCAGGTCTTTATTAATCCATTTGTAGGTATTTCCCTCCTGGCGTTTCAACCCGACCCCCCTTATATTCAATTGTCGTACTCTCATGTATTTTAGATGACTATCAGATTTATACCTTTCGATTTGTCTCTGCAAAAGAGTAGGTTCTTGGTTGAGCAATGCTGTATTTGTGTTTTGATATATCATACGCTATCCCTTTTTTAAATTCCTACCCCCGCCTCACGTAACACCCTCTCACTTACTGCCTCAAATTTCTTATTAGCCTTTTTACGCTTTCTCGGAATGCGAGTTTGCTTATTGAACTTCAAATAAAAAAGATCAATCGTTTTACCACTAGATGCTTTAATTCTCATTATACCAACTCCTCCCAAGGCCAAATCTGCAGAATCCAATCTTCAGTATCCTCTCTCTCAATCATATCGAAATCCGGATCATGAGCTAAAGCTTCACAGTTCTTGCATGCAAAACCATCTAAGTAAAAACCGCCTCCATATGACGAATAAATACTCACGGGCTCTAAACCTTCGCAGCTGCATCGATTGCTAGGATAAGATCTCCAGTTGTCAGCTACCTCCTTTTGGGTAGAGTAGTGTTTCGTTGAACACACATCACTTGTACCGTAGTACTCATAAAAACGGATTGTGCCGTCTTTAAATTTGATTGCCCCTGTTACATTGCTCATAATTCCTCCTTTGTGTTAACATCCCAAACCTTCTCCTGGACAACACTGGCCCCATGAGCATGCAGCACCTCCTCCATCTTATCCAGAGTTGGCACGCGTTTACCGTTCTTCCATAGGGAGATCAAAGCCTTATCAATACCCGACTTTGCTGCAAAGCCCTTCTGACTGATCATCTCCATAAACGCTTCCCGTGTCCCCTCTATCTGCATATCCAATAAATAATCAAACCAATAATACCCAAGATAGGAATCAACTCCCACCAAGCAAAATGCCAGGTTTTATCTATGTGCAGTTCAGCATCATCGCCTTTAATCCAAGCCTTTAAGTAACCAAAAATCTGTTTGAACATAATACATTCGTTTTAATTAAATAAAAATTTGGTAACTTTATCACTTCAAAGGAAGAACTGGGAGCCTTGCCCCCAGTTGGTCTTTAGAAAATGATTAGCTTTATTATCAGCTTAATCAGCTTTCTTACCGATTTGAATGTTGCCTTGAAACGAACATCAAATCCTTTCTTTGTAATGGTTAGCTTTACCATACACCAAAGATACACAAAGTTTACATATTTGCAAACTTCGTGTATCTTTTTTTTAATTTAATTTTAACGCTCGATATGCTTAATACAGACCTATTCAAATTCCCTTTTATATCCGAGGTATGGGGTACATCTTCTGACTGGGTGATGGTACTTGTTACTGGGATTACAGCCTACTTTCTTTGGAGAACGCTCAGATCTCAAACAACAGTGCAAAACTTGCAGCAGGATCTACATAGGATCGAAGTTGAGAGATTTATAAAAGATCAAAATTTAAAAATGTCAATTGTAATTTTTCAACCTGATATAGTAAAACAGGGGGATAATATTATTAATTACATTTTCAGAGTAGAAGTAAAACCCATGAATGGAGGTTGTAAAAATTTAAAAGCGACTCTAAAATTAAAAAATGGCAATATTATTTGGATTGAGAAATTAAATCCCCACAGGATTTCATATCAATCAACTAACGACCCGTTCACTTTAAAGTTTAGAGGTGAAATAGAAAAAAAATACTTTTTACAGGTTGACGATGTTGTATATGTGGAAATAGAATTTGAAAACCTGTTAGGATATAGATTCACCCAAAAATCTTATTGTCCGTTTTCAATTACTGGCATGTTTGGGCAAAGTAATTCAGATCCAATTTTCTTACCTAACTAAATCGCAATAACCAACTGCATACATTCCTTTTCTCTTAATGAAGAAGGTAAATATCCAATGCCGAATTTTGTAATCACTATTATTCAGCGTAGATTGTTGGACGAAATTAAAACTACTTAACATCATGAATGATACGTTATTTAATATTTTTATATCTGTAATTTCAAGCGCGGGTCTTACTGGTATAATTATATTTTTTTTCAAAGAAAAAATAAAAGCAAGTATCAAAAGTGATTATGATCATAGACTTGAAGGATTTAAAAACGAGCTAAGCAAGAACCAAAATTTTATATCTAAAATACTTGATTCCCAAAATCACGGGTATCATTTGAGTCAAACAGATAGAATTGCTGCAATAAAAGTATTCTGGGAAAACTATTTAATGATACGAGAGTACCTGACCGCGATAAGTTCCATCGACGGTTTTATGACGGTCAAAGAAACAAATGAGTTTTTCATTGACGATCGCTCGTTACCTTTAATTTCAACAATGCAAACCGATTTAAATAAAAGCATCCAATTGTTAAAACAATATCAGAATAATATTGAAGCAATAAGACCATTTATCAATGATAGAATTTGGTTTCAAATTGTATTTCTTGTGACTTTTTTGGGCAGAATATCTTATCTCTACAATTTAAATTTTAAGAATAGAAATATGCAACATTGGAGGTTAGACGCCCCAATTATCGATTTATTAAAAAAACATTTATCTGAAAAAGAGTACGATTATATTACAAAAAATGAACTGGCTGGAATCTATAAAGTGATTTCTTTTGTCGAACAAAAACAATTAGCTGAAATCTACAGAATAATAAATGGGCGGGCTGCTGCTGAATACTCAATGGACCATGCAATAAGTTTAGGCCAATTACAGAACGATTTTGATAAAGAAACAAAAAATACAGCCCACCAATACATAAAAAAACCAGCCACAAAATTTTAAATAGCACCCAACTAAATCCCACTAAGGGCCCTTACGCCTAAGCCTTTTTTCTTGTTGATGAAGGTTAGGTATTCGGTATGGAATGCAGCAACAATGAAGTCTTTTAGGGTGTCGGTAAGGTGGCCGTGCGGCTCATAGCTTACTTTGGTTTTAGGATCTGTGATTCTCTTCTTTAGCATTGTACCATCCTTGTCGGTCTTAGTCTCAATATAGTCGTTGATCGACTCTTTGCAGTTTTCTCCTATCTCAATACTTAGTCCAGGTATTTCCCCGGCAAATATTGCGTTAACAAAATCAGCAATACCGGCAACTGGCGGAGCTGACTTCAACATCTTGTCTTCAATTCGGAATCCCTCTTTAGCGATAGCCTCTGTAAACAGGTCGTAAAACGATTTCTTATTATCATCGATGTTGTTCCTCGATTTTGTACTTTTATCCCCGTATTGCAGCACTCTAAGCGTGTACCCAATCTTATTCAGCCACTCGCCAACGTTCTTTCCTGCTTTCGTAGCTGTGTTGATTGGATCAATGGCTGGCAGTTCATTTACCTGTTTAATTACCCACCCAGTACCGTTTTGCACCAATTGCCAGATCGTGACAGCTATATAAGGGAACACGTTACTATCAAGTGAAACATGAATTAAATTCGAAACATCCCAGTTATTGGCTCTGATATGCTTGTCGGTATCGAACTCCCGTAAAAACTCATTACCGGTCTTCATCGCAACATCCCATTCGCCATCAACGAATACCCGGTAACTTTGAGGCGGCAACATTTTTAGAGAATCAAGGTAATCTTGTGGAATGTATGGATTATCGAATATACGGGCCTGTAAATAAGCAACGCCCGGCGGCAATGTTCCTGCTTTATGTTTATCGTAAAAACGTTTCTTAACCCAATTCTGGGTTGGGTTACAACTCAGTAATATTTTTGAAGGGCAACCTGGAGAGTGGAACCAAGATCCGGCCCGCTCAATGATTTTATCCAAGGTTACTTCTTGCGTTTCGTTTGCTTCATCTACAAAAGCGCCATTGATTTCAAGCCCTTTAAACCTGTTTAGATCCTTGTCACGATCATAGTTCTCGCCCATAAAAAGAATCTGACTACCATTGTCCCATGTAAGAACGAGCGTATCCTGTGGAAACGAAACAACGTGCTGCTGCCAGCCCTTATTCAGAAAGTTTTCAGTAAAGGTTTTTAGCAATGTAGCTTCGAGGACTACCCTGTCCTTACGTAGCATTGCCCATCGACTATTTGGATACATATAGCAGATAGAAATGATCTCCATACATCCCCAATGGCTCTTAGCTCCACGAATTGCACCTCCGTACAACAGAATGCGATTCTTTTTAAGTAACCTATGTGCCTCTTTCTGCTTGGCAGTAGGATTAAATCTTTCTGGAGCAACATCTACCATGCTTACTCCGAATCTCCCCAATCAATAATAACCGGCTTAACCATGGTGACTTTATTGTCGACTTCAGATTTATCGATCATCAGACCTCTTATCTTAGCCATTTGGCCTAATGCAGCATCAGCAGCATAAAGCTCTACCTGGATACCGTCTTTTGTATTTTTGAAGGACTTAATTATACCCCGCTCTTTGTCCTGAACAATCTTTGCAAGGTCAAGGTACACCTCGTCAATCATTACTGTTTCACCGTCAATGATTCGGGTAGAATATGGATTTAACTCTAATTCAAGTTTATACCTAATGATCTTCCGACGTCTCCCCTCCTGATCGGCCATATGCTTTTCAAGCTCATCCTCTCCCATATTGATCTGCAGAGCGTAGTTATCTTCAAATTCAATCTCTGTTCTTAAACGCGAAATAAGGACATTTAAGCCTACTTTGATCTCTGGGGTGTAAGGAACTTGCCGAGTAGACATATAATCGCTCATGTTCCCCCTTGCAAGGTTTGTGATGCGTTTAGTCACCTCTCCAGCTTCCATGCTTAATGCATCGAGCCTTTCATTGAGGTATTCTTTGATATTAGGTTTTGTAAGGTTCTCTGCTGATATGACTGCTGCCGTATTTTCAGAATACCCTGCTGCAATTGCTGATCGTGTACCATTAAAATCTTTTAGATACTCCTCGCAAAAACGCTTCTGTTTATCGGTTAGCCTCGCCATCTCTTACAACGCTAAACTAAATTGAGTATCATCCTTGTGGATTGAATAAGCCTTAAACCTTTCAACAATACTCATCACCTTAGTGCGAAACGGGCGCTCAGGACCTGAGTTGAACGGTTTCATCCAGCTTTCAGTAAATTTCTTGAAATGGCTTGTCATTTCAGGATTATTGAATTCAAGACAACGAGACATCTCATCACGAACACCAGCAGGTAATTTGCCTTGCGCTTTCTTATCCTCTTTACCCTCAAGGAAAGAAAGAGGTTGATAGATTTGATACACGCAAGCGATAAAGATCAACCTACGGTTCTCAGGACTCTCATCCAGGAACTGTTCTTGCACCTCGCTATAGATGTTGGATACATGACTAGCCGCTTTAAGCATTGGCCTGAATTGCTTCAGGGTATCAATAGCTTTCCCGTAATCCATTTGCATGAATACACGTCCTAAGATTCGTTCCGTTTCTGTCTTGGTCATAACTTTACCGTTTGTGTAGCCTTTTACCTTACTTGATTGTGATGATACGCAAATATAGCTCTACTTAACCTAATTAACAACTGTTAATTTATTATTGCAGGTAGAAGGTTATTTGGTCCGTTTTAGGTATTGGATTTAGCTTGGTTACTTCGGTGTAGTCTGAATTAAATTGCAACAATCCATACTGATCTATGTACTGCTTAGCTGCAGATATGAATGCGATAGGGTTTTTCACCTGTTGGATTGATAGGCTTTCACCTGGCTCCATGTCGTTGAAATATTTGAGTTGTACTGGGGTCATACTGGTTTAAAATTAAAGTGGTCCTACATAAAGTGGTTTAATACACCCCTTACTATATAAGGGGGTGTTAAACTAAACTACTTTACGTTATAGTAGTTTAAACTAGTTGTGATATGGTGTTAAACTAATTTGAACCTATTTAAAGGCTGTTTTTGTGTAAAATATCAAAGTAGTTTAAACCAGTTTAAATTTTAATATTTTTCAAAGTAGTTTAACGAGTGCTTAAACTAGTTTAAATGCCATTAAAGGAGGTTTTTCGATTTTTGAGTAAACTTGCTTTGCCTAAAAACTCTATACTCTTCCTGGTATAAATGAAGGTTTTCAGCCTTAGAAAAAGGGGAAATAAAACCATTAAAATGATCAATGTTTTGGGACTTTAGAACGTACTCCACGAACGAGATTATCTCCTTAGAAGTCCTAAAAATATACGTATCGAAACCCTGTTTTTTGTGCTGGGCATGGACGACCTTTTGCGCCGGATCAACCTGTCCACTGGAAGTTTTTACTTCTATCAAATACAATTTTCCTGCCCAAATTAGGTGCAAATCTTGTACTCCCGGCACAACACCTTGCCCGGTTAAAATTGTCGCAGTACGCGGATCTCTATAGCCTCCATTAGCAATATGATACAAACAACCATATGTCTCAGGGAATTGATTCCTGATATGGGTTATTGCATCCTGCTGGATTTTGGCCTCAGAGAAATTACCCTGATCCATCATGAAATGAAATTTTTTATATCTTTAAATATAATTAAAATTTAACAACTATGTGCGCTCTTTTTACTGAAATTTCAAAGCATTGGATAGAATTGCTGACTCTACTTGCCGCAATTTTTACAATGGTTGCTGCATTTAAAGCCTTAGCTATTTGGAAAGACCAAAGACTGCATGAATTAAAAATGGAAATATTTGCGGTTAGCAGAAGATCAGTTGACTTGATTAAATATTTAAGAGATCCAGTATCGTTTGATGGAGAAATTAATCAGGAATTGCTTGACAGTTGGAAAAAACACAACCCGAATGAATTATCCACTTTTACTAGTAAATTCTTAGTATTCCAATCTAAATTACGGTTTCATGATGCGACGTATAAAGAAATCCTATTTTTAAGAGAGCGAGTATGGGCTGAGTTTGGAGATAGCCATATCTTTAATATCTTCTATGATTACATAATCAAAACTATTGTGGATTTAAACTCTGCACATCGCCAACTGACATATTTAGAAAAAGAAAATGTGATAGATGATCCAGAATTTAGAAGCGAAAAAAAAGAATTAATTTTGCGCATCAATGCTGTCGGTCAAGACGAAATAACAAAAACTCTTGAAAAGAATTTTGACTTGTTACTAAAGGAAAGAGTTAACCATAGATTATCTCAATAAATAATCAGCAATATCTAATCCTTTCCCCTTTTCTTCATCACTAGCTATTTTTTCAATCTGGTCACTGACATTAAAACCAAACTCCTGTGCTTTTACCTTCCAATCGTCATAGGCACCTAAATCTGGGAACAATGTCACCGACCTATTTAACACTGGACCCAATTTTTCTGCCCTCAGTTCCTGTTTCCCTCCGCAGGCTAGCCAAAGATACTTCTCAATAAATAAGCTAGCTATAAGGGCTGTTTTTTCACTTTCAACAATGGCAATTGGCTTAGTGTTGGTTTTTAATAAATGTTCTCCAAATAGACATTGCTTTAAATTAAAGTCCGGAAAGAACGGGCCATTAATGTTACCCTTTTTATGATACCAGGTAGCTGACCAATCTTTATCCCGGTGCCCTGTATCATCATACTTTATAATTTTACCGGATCTGACTTTACCATTAATATCATGTTGCCAGAATACTGTCCAATCCTTTGTATAAGGGCCTGAATTATCCACGCCAAACCTGTATTTTAAAATCAATTGCTCAATGGTTTTTGAGTCAAATTTTGCAATCAACCAATTAGTAAATGAGTTGTGTTCATAACCCTTTAAAGTGTTAATTACATGAGCTGAAGCAATAAAAGATGTTGGTAATTCTATTTGCGGAACGAATTCAACAAATGCATTATTATCTTCTTCTGGCTTTAAAAAGTACCCACAACTAACTTCCCTGTCACATCTACCAAATTTTTCCTCAATAAAATTCTTATCCAAATCAATAAACCGCACCAACGTTTTTTTATAACACCGGGGACATTTGAATTTTTTACTGGATTTATCTAATGAGTATTTGAAAGTCTTTGTCATAACTAAAAAGGAGCATCACCATCCGCTTGTTTGTTAATTTTTGATCCAGATACAACTAAAACCATTGGATCGAATAATGGGTTCTTTTCATACTTGGCATAGCCTTTAATATGCGGATTTTTCCAAACCATACCCAGCATTAAATAATGAGTTGCAAATTCAATAGCCTTGTTTCTGCCCATTTCAATGCCATTGAGTTGGAAATAATATTTTATGTTTTGAACAAAATCGTTGTACTTCAAAAACTGATCTTTGCTAAATACCTTATCTACAATTTCAGGATGAGCATTATTATAGGCTAAGTCAGTCGGATCAATGCCTTTTTTGCTTGAACTTATATTAGTGGTAATCTTACCGGCATAGCCATCAACGATAAACGGCATACCTTTCTCATCCCTATCAAAAGCAAAGAGTTCAAATGCCTTAGACCTAGTGTATTCGGGATTACAAACAATTAGGCCGTCCTCATTCTGTTCAACCTTAATAACGCTCTCAGACTTATTAATCATCTCAGTACCAAGATGACCCCGGGCATGCTCATTTCCTTTGTTCTGGTGAAGGATATTTAAAATATGGCAATCATACTGGTCAGCCCATCTCATAAGATCTCCAGTCCTGCGAGTAGCCTCTTCGGGGTTATTAATATCGAAAACTAAATCCCTAATACCGTCTACAACTACAAGGTCTGGCCTGAATTCTTTAATTATCAATTCAATCATCTCCACCCGTTGGTTCGGTGGGAATATTTTTAAGTCGTAAAATTTTAAATAATCAGAGATTTTTAACCCGGACATTGATAAGATCCAGAACTGGGTTCTACTGCCATAGTAAAGCCCTTGCTCGGTATCGATCCATACCACGTTTAAATCATTTTTAATTGATTCAGAAACAATCCATGAGGTTACAGTGGTCTTACCAGATTTTGCACGACCAATCAATGTTGAAATCGATTTTTTGGTAAAAACAGGAACCCCGTTTACCCCAAATACAACATCAGGCTCAGGAATTTTTACGCCCTGGGGAATTAAAGACCCCCTGATCAGCGTTTGAATATCCTTCTGCTCTTCAGCCTCCGCATTTATATCGTCAATAAGTTTTTGGACTATCATGCGTGTTCAAATAAATATTCAAACACCACATTTCTTGTATCACCAGCATCCTTTAACAGCTTTGAAATTAAATCAATATAAAGCGACTTTTGATAGTCATTTACATCTGACTTAGAGGTCTTGCATTCATAGATATAAACATTCCTGTCGTCTGAGCAAACTATATCTGGAAAAGCATACTTCTGCCCCCTAACTCCTAACGATTTATATTTTATTGAGAATTGCCAAACGCATTTATCATAATGGAAACCAAGTCTTTTGAATTGCTGAAGCTCGAATGCCGTGGCTTTTTTTCTTGTATCGACAATTTTATAAATACTACCTAGTTCAGAAACTCCTTCAAAATGAAGCGATAAATCAGGAAGATTGTTATTTAATATAAAGTTGTAAATTATACCAGTACTTACTGATTTAGACAGTCCTAATCTGTTACGTATTTGTGCTGGCCATCCTTTTACGCTAGGCTCATAAAAATTAGGCAGAGCGTCAGGTCTTAGTATATAATTTTCATGACGGACTGCGTAGTTCATATGCTCAGTACAGCCCCAAAAATCTCCAAAATGAGGCCCAGAAACAAGTCTTACATCTGCTCCGCAAATACATTTTTTAGCCTCATTAAGCTTAAGAACCTTTGATCTAAACTGAAGAAACTTAACTTGATATTCTTCTTGGTTTTTAAGGTAATCAGACTTTATAGCATGGTATTCGTTGATAATTTTATCTTTCATTCGATTCAACAAACCGAGATTCTTATTGTAATCTCTCAACCTTTGGCTATCGGTGTCTTTAAAAAATTGATCAACTTCTGATTTTTTTGCTGGCAATACGTATTCAAACTCGTTCATATCTGGCTATCTTAATGTTATATCTGCAAATTCAATTGGCTCGTTAGGAATGTTCTGATGGTCCAGCCACGACCTTCTGTACCCCATGCAGGCAGCAAAACTCATAAGAAACCCTTTTTCTATCTGCTCCTTAGCTTTGGCTACGCGGATTGCAAAAGGTCTTTTATTTTTTAGCTTAGCGTAATTCGCCAGCTCTGTTGGGTTCAATTCACTTATCTTTTTACCAACTAAAACATGATATTCTTCGGTTAAATCAACCATTTCACCTTGGGCCAACGATTGCTCCGGCTCAGGGTACACGTAATCGCAATATTTACATATCCTCGCTGAAATTGGCAGAATGCTTTCACAACTTACACAAGCCTTACATGATGAGGCACCCACACTATCAGACTTACGTTTAACCTTATTCCAAAGCTCTGAATAAGGCCGATCCTCAAAGTATAAGCCATGCTTTTCCCAATTAGATCCATAATCCAAAACAGTAAACATATCCTTTCCTGGGAAAATTCTAGAGCCCCTACCAATTTCCTGCTGGTATACAGATGTAGATAATGTTTTGTGCATCAAAGCGACCATATCAACTGGCGGGTAATCCCAGCCTTTGGATAACGATTTTATCGTCACTAAAACATTTGCTAAATGTAGGGTAGTAAATTTAGCCAGTTCATAATCAGCGTGCTCGACTTGTGAATGGTATCTGCAAGATTTAAAACCGGCCTCAATTAATTTTGAATTAAGCCCTTCAGCTTGTTTGATTGACGCTACAAATATTACACACTTTTTAAATGGAAACTCTCGCAAATCATCAAACAATCCATCATAAACTCGCTGAGCTCCAAACACCATTTCGTTTGATTTTTCAGTAACCTCCCCGTTTCGAATTTCTAATAGACTGGTATCTGCAGGAGTTCTGGCTTTATGTCGGTAATTAGTCAAAAAGCCTTGTTGTATAAGCCAATCAACCTGAGGACCTTCAACCAGGTCATTGTAGTATATCGGTAGATGTTTATGTAAAATTCCATAAGGAGTAGCGGTGCAACCAATTCTAAATGCATTAGGTACGTAATCAATCAATTTGGTAGAGGTAGAAATATGGCACTCATCAATAAGTAATATTAGGTTAGAATTTAAATCCTGCAATTGCTTAATGATCATTGGTCGTTTTAAAATTGTTTGAATCATACCAACGTAGCATTTGGCTGACTCAATATATAATTCCTTTACATTACTGTTGATCTCAATGCCATTACACTCCTTAACAAGTTGGTTGTATATTTTTCTTGCATCAGAAAGTACCAATACCGTTTTTCCTTTTTCAATACACCTAGACACAATCATGTCGATCATAATAGATTTGCCCGCGCCAGTTGGAGCGTGTAATATAACGGCTTTGTTTTTCGCCAACGATCTGCTGGTACGGTCAACTATATCGACTTGGTATGGTCTTGGCGTTTTGATCATGGTTAAACATTTTAAAAATTATCATTACCCCTGTCTGCTAAAGGGTTCGCCGTCCTTGTTCTCTATAAGGCTACAGAGCAGCTGACAGAGGTAATGAATGAAATGTCTTTAGGTATTAGGCGAACTATAAGACAAATATAAAACAATTAACTCAATTAACAACTGTTAATAAAAGTATTTAATTGTTCCTGTTTTGGAACCTTTGGATGATCGCTTTGGTATCACTTCCAGGCTTCACGTAGATAGTAGTTTTGGCATCAAGCTTTAATGGAACACACGCAGTAATATCTATTTTACGAATGGCCATCGTCTTTTCTTCCTTTGTTTTTTTGACAGCCCGGATCTTTCTCAACTTCTCCGGTTTAACTGGCTTGTCTTTCGGTACTGGTTGTGGCCTATATTCCTTCGTTCGGAAATCTGGTTTGCCAGACTCCCTAGCAAACCTTCGCTTCTCCCTTCGATCAGCATTAAGCTTTGCCAATAAACGCGCAGCAGTTGCAGCTTTCTTGGCTTCCTTTTCCTTTTTCTTCGCTAAAAGGGCGTCTTTATTTTCCTCTCGTTCCTTTGCTCGCCTATTCTGCATATAGAGCCTCATTTGTTCCTTCCTCCATTCTGGAGTCGATACCGCTGGTAAACCTTTAGCGATTCTTGCTCTTCTTCTTTGCTCCTTAAGTTTATCAAGTTTAGCCTTAACTCGCTCGTCGTGCCTTCTTTTTGCTTCTCCTTCTGGTAAATATCCCATTGTTAAAAATTATTATGATTTGTCTTTTACTTATTCCTATACCCATGCCTGCTGATCACTTCCAATTTAACTATCACCAAATCCTCGTTTACTCCGAACTTATTGATGGTCATCCTGTCCTCACGGTTATTGAATGCCAGGTTAGGTGAATAACCATCATATGAGGCGGCAAATACAATAGGATGTGCTGTCAATTTCTTGGAAGGCCTACCTTTTCGAGCTATGGTGGACGCGGTGATTCGTGCGTAAACGATTTCTCCGGGGTTTATTGTATTCATAATGGAATGGGTTTGCAGCCCAAAACCCCACTACGGTTAGATAGTGAGGTGATTGGATTTAGGTTAGGTTAGAAAGGAAGATCATCTTCTTCGCCAGGTGCGCTGTTCACGCTCGCCGGATTTGAAGCCGGAGCAGCTGCCTGGGCCTGTCCTGCTGAAACAACATTCAGCTTCCATACAACCAGACTGTTGAAGTAAGATGTTTTACCAGTTTTATCTGTCCATGGACGGCCACGGAGATTGAAAGCTACATCTACCTCATCACCTGGTTTCAAAGCATCAAACAAAGATGTTTTATCCTGCAGCGCTTCAAATTTGATATACTCCGGATAGGTTGGGTTTTCAGCGTATTCAATGATCAGATCACGCTTTTTAAATGTTTCACTTACTTGTTGTAATTCGCCAACTTCGTGTACTTTACCAATAATGTTCATTCTATATCCGGTTGACCAGAGCCGGCGTGGTTTATGCCTGAATTGGCGTGTTAACTTAATTCACAATTGTTAATAATAAGACTCATTTAATAGTTCAAATCGTATCTTTTTGCTAGTATCTCCTCATGATTTTGAGGTGTTTTTGGGAGGTAATCAGTGATTTTACTGTTATGGATTACCTGTCCTGTTTTGGTATCCTTCCAGTTTTTACCATACTTCTGGTACCTAAGAGGAAGTTTTGAGAGGTCTGGTTTCATTAAGCGTGTGTTAATTGATACTCAATTTCTCCCCCTTCAAAATCAGGACGCTCGATAAGTAATTGTAAATCCTCTTTTGCTGCCCATTCTTCGATATCTTTCAGTGAGTTCTTATCAAGGAACGAAGCATCAAAATGTAATGTTTTTACCTCTCCAATGTTCATCGCAGCAAGTTTTAATGCTGCTATATAAATTTTTGAAGATGATAATTGTTCTTTTGACAAAGCAAACCCCTCAAAGGAAATTCCATCATCAGTAAACGAAAAACCCTCTGGCAATGTTGATGATTTGATGAGCTCCTGTCTTTCTGTTTCAATCGACTTAACCAACTTATCGGCAGAATTAGCGGCGTTCTCCGCTATTTTTAATGATTGTTTATTTGATATCTTAAGGTTGTTAGCTTTAATTTTTTCATTTTTATCTTTCGCATCTTGAAGTTTTGTTTTAAGAGCGTCAACATCCGATTGCTCTTTCTTTTTGTTTTCGGGGATTAACAGCCACTTTTTACCATCATCAATTTGCTTTTTAGAAGTTGTATTTTCTGTTTCCAGATTTATTATCAAATCTTTCAATCTTTTGATTTCAGCCTCATTGTTTTTGATGGCGGTTTGCCTAGACGTTATCCCCTTCTCAACCCCCGATATTTTTTCATTGTGGTTATCCACCCCCAAAATATCCAATTGCAGCTGATCTAAAGGCAATTCATCAGTCCGCATAGTCAAGTCAACCGATACATCCTTAAGTTTTTCCTCTGCAAGCTTTTTGTTCTTAAAAGTACGATCCTCAAAAGCTGATTTGTAACGAGAATCAATATCAACAAAATCAAGCCCGCAAATTTCTTGTAATGTCTTTTTTTGTTTGGCAGGAGTATCATTCAAAAACTTATCAATATCAAAAGTCTCTGGGAAAAACCTTGTTGAAATTTCCTTATTGATGCTCGTTTTTATGTTATCAGTAGAGATAAAAGTTAGTTTTTCTCCTGCTTTGGTTCTGTTTTCAAATGACCAAATAAACTTCTCACCTGTCGTTAGCTCCCATTCTGCATAACCTTCGCTTTCACCATGCTTTAATATTACATCGGGTTTAATGCCTCGTAGCCGGTCCGGTAATGATTTTAAAAAAGACGTTTTACCTTTGTTATTACCGCCGATAATTAAAGCTGTACAACCTCCAAAATCAGCTGTTTTACTGGAAATGGCCTTTAGATTTGATACTGTTATTTTCTTTATTTTACTCATGACTAAGCTGCTTTATTAATTTCTAATCCAAATATTTTTTTGTCAGTAATGTTTGCTTTGTAATGCTCAATGAATTCTACGAACTCATAAATCAGGTAGATCAGTTTATGAAACATATTGTCGCTCGGAATGTAAGTCTCTTGAAAAACCTTTTCGTAATCAGTCACCAGGTACTTGAATTGCTTTAATGGCTTACCCTTAAGCTTGCAGATAAGCGAATAAATTGGGTGCTGAGTACTATCCTTGTATTTGTTCAGCTTGTAGTTGCTGGTACCTTTTAAATCAACAGCCATTTCATCAAACATGTAATCAACAATCCCGTACAGCTTAACATTACCCACCCGGGTTCTAATAACTACTTCAATGTACTCCTGCAATCCCGTGCAATTAATCAAACGGGCAGCAACCTGCTTATGAGCTTCAGTGTAGTTAATACTGCTGACATCACCACCTTTAAGAATGGCGTTTACATCTGATTCAAACTGTACTCCACGTAATTGATCTTCGGTTTGCTCAGTTTTAACTTTATTGATCCGATTCAGAAGACTATCAAAGGTCTCATCATCATCCGCCTTTTTGTATCTAATAAAAGCATCAAGTACTGACGGGTAGAACGCATAATCTACCTTTACTGGTTCTCCATTCGGGTTAATTGCTTCAAGAATCTCCATCTTTTTCGTTTTTGATACTAATGATTATTGACATACCACCCATTTTTACAGGAGGATTGATTTTTCTAGCTGGAGAAATCTCTTCTCCGGTATCTTCATCAATCTCGGCCTCCACTTCCGTTGGCTTCTTAAAAGTTTTAAGCCATTCCTGACGTTCCTTTAATTGGAATTCTATTGCTTTAAACTGTTCGTATAGTTCGGTCCAAACTGGATCATTGCATTCTTCGAAGTGATATTTAACTCCAGTCATTTGCTCACGGATAGTGCAATGATGTTTAGTGTATCCTTTTTCGGGAACCGCCACCTTACCTTCAAGTCCTTCAACAATTCCTTTGAATACGTACATCCCTTTCTTAGCCATTAACAGGGTATCCATCGGATCTGCGTACCCATCGTCAACCCCCTGAAGAATCAGACTTGCCATATATGACAACTCTGATTTATCTGAAGTAAGGATTGATTTGTTCTCTATAGGCAGAACGGCAATTTCTGCCTTAGGCTGCAGGAATAAGTTTAAATTCTCGTTAGGCTTCATTACGCTGCTTTTTTAGTAGTCAAACCGGCAATAGTTTTGCTTATTTCAGCTTCCTGCTCTTCCGTAAAGCTGTGAGCAGCCCTTACAGATTTTAATACCGTAGTGGCGCCTGATTTACTGCTTAAGGCTAGATCAGCAATAAGGGCAATAAAAGCATCGTCTTCGATAATTGGTAAGGTGATTTCCAGCGATTCAATAGTATCTAACTGATCCGGATTTAGCGAATAAGTTTCTTTAACTTTCTCAACTAATCCTGTCTCACCTGCTTTTAACCTGGTAATTAATTGACCAAAGGCTTTATCGGGCATGCCAGGCAGCGCAACTGGTTGCTCATCTACAACAGTATGGGAAATATCAACAGTGATACCTTCCATTTCTTCAGGTGTATATACAGGCCCCGCAAATACATCAGGACAATACCATTTTACACCATTACTTATTGCCCTGGCAAAAAGCATATTTTTAGGAAACTTATCTATGTTTTTGGTAAGTGCTTTTTTAGCATCCTCAATTGTAAATTCAGATAATCCTATTTTTTCTTTTCCCTGATAAAACTCAATCCGGCAAATCTTATCGGACATTTCGAGAACTTTGTAGTCATATTTACCAGACCCTTTTACAGTAGATGCGATCAGGCCAGCTCCTATAGTTGGCTTGCCTTGTATTATATGTATTCCTGACATTGCTGCAAATGGAGGAATTCCAATTTCCTGACCTGCCTGTATTTTAACAAAAGCCTGGCCCATTGCCTTAGCATCGGTGAACATTCCACTTTCTGCAAATGTTTTAGCCATGATCATTATATCTTGAAATGGCATTGCTTGGATTGTTGTTAATTCTGTTTTCATAACTTATTTATTTATTACTGTTGAAACTTCTTTAATTGCTTTTAGTATTATTTGAAGGCCATCCCTGACCTTGACTGATAGATCCACTGTTTCTCGCTCATTGAAATCAGGGACGTTGATGTTTTTAATCTGAGAGTACAGGTAGTTGATTTTTGCTTTATCAGATTCGCTTACCGGACTCATTACTTAATCAATATTTCTAATGCATCCCTATGCAGCTTCTCCTCCGCCAACTCCCTCTCAATGTTCTCCCGCATTCGCTGGCACCTGAACCGGTAGTTAGCATCTGGATGATCTCCCCAGTCAGCCGGGTACTCTGTACTTCTGATCCCCTGAGGTTTTGAAGTCGGATTGTTTACTGCTGCCCGAATCCAAAGGCATGACTTGTTGCGTTTAGGCTTACCTTTACAATACCCAATGATCCTATCACAAGCCTCATGAGCGAAAGCCAGGGCTATCTTTTGAATGCGTAAAATCTCAGCAATTGGAGGGCAGGTTGCTAACCATGCTGTATATTGTTCGATTGTGGTTTTCTTGGTGTAGGTCATTACTTAGCGTTCCTTTCTACTGCGTTTAAAAATGTATGTCTGTTCTCTGATTCCAGTGCTGATTCCAGTTCAATCCGATCAATCCTCCAAGCTGCATTGCCTGATGCATCTCTTACTGGATTAATTACACCTTCTTTGATCCACCTGGCTAATAACTCCTTACTTCCGCAGATCCTGGCTGCCTGAGACTTGTTCAGGGTAGCACTATACAACCCCAAATCAATCATTGCCTTTTTGGCTCCGATTTTACTTGCACTGATCAGTAGCCCTTTCAATTGAGATAAACTCATTGTTACATCATCCATTATGCAGCCCTCCTTGATAAATTGATCCCAAAAACATGTGCTATGTGTGCAAGTAAAGCTCTATATTGATACTTCGGCATTGGAAGTGTCGTGTGGGCTGTGTAAACTTGGATATAAGTCATCGCTTCTTTGTAACTCGTTTCCAACTGCTGTTTTAGGATATCAGCCCAGTACCTATCCTTAATATCTTCCCAAGCATCTTGTAATAGATGTCCAGCTAAATCGCTGTAATCGGCTAATTCAAAGTCAACGATGAACCTAATTAAGGCCTCTTCGTCTACTCTGATTTGATGTGGCTTGTCATTTTCTGACAACTCAGGAGTTAAGTAATGAAATACTACATCGTTGCCGATTCTGTCAGTATCCCATAATTCGATAATTTGCTTTACTTTTGGCAT